ATATAACAGGTACCTTAACTACTAATGCTCAACCAAATATTACTAGTTTAGGTACACTAACAAGTTTAACTGTAACCGGTACAACTACATCCGGTAATTTTGCAACAGCAGGTAATGTAACTGCTAGTTTCTTAGTAAGTAATGTGGCATCAGGTACTGCTCCATTAACAGTAACAAGTAATACCACAGTAACAAACTTAAATGCAGACCTATTAGATGGGTATGATACTTCTACTTCTGCCACAGCAAATACAGTAGTAGTACGTGATGCTAATGGAAATATTACTGGTAATAATCTAAGTGCTACTAATGCTAGCATTTCCGGCAACGCTACTATTACTGGTAATTTAACTGTTAATGGCACTACTATATACGCAAATGTAACAACATTAAATGTTAAAGATCCAATCATTGAAATGGGCGGCAATCCAAATGGAGATCCGTTAACAACTAATGATGGTAAAGACAGGGGCACACTACTACATTATTATACAGGTAGTACAGCGACTGATGCGTTTATGGGATGGGATAACAGTAGTTGGTACATTAATTGATACAACATTGGGTGCAAGTAACACATTTACAGGTGGCAATTTAGTAGGTGCTAATTATCTAACTGGTACATTAACTACTAATGCTCAACCGAATATTACATCATTAGGAACACTAGCAAGTTTAAGTGTAACTGGTACAACTACATCCGGTAACTTTGCAACTGCTGGCAATATAACCGCTAGCTTCTTAGTAAGTAATATTGCAACAGGAACAGCACCTTTAACAGTAGCGTCAACTACCAAAGTAACAAACTTAAATGCTGATTTATTAGATGGGTATGATACAGCGACGGCGGCTACCGCAAACACAGTAGTAATACGTGATGCTAATGCAAATATAACTGGTAACTATTTTGTTGGTAATGGTAGTCAATTAACTGGTACTGTAGCAAATGCAAACTATGCGGCTTATGCTGGCACAGTACTTACAAATGCACAGCCAAATATTACAAGTGTTGGTACATTAACTGGTTTAACTGTATCCGGTGGATTAGTAGCTACTGGTACAGGGTATGTAAAAACAAGCAATATCCAAGATAGTTCTGGAACTATAACAATAGTCACAGGTCATAATGCTATATCAGGTGATGTTGGTATTTATGGTAATTTAACTTTAGGTACTAGTGGTGTAGGAGGATTAACTACATATGGTATAACTGCTACAGGAAATGTATCATTATCTGGACCAAATGTAACACTAGGAGATGCAAGCAATTTACATATCGCAGGCGGTACTGCAAACTATTTCTTACAGACTGATGGCGCAGGAAACTTGACTTGGGCTGCCGGTGGAGGTGGAGGTGGTGGCACACCGGGCGGAGCTAACACATATGTTCAGTTCAATGACGCTGGCTCATTTGCTGGAAATGCTAACTTAACATTCAACAAAACTACTGGTACACTATTTGCGGGTAATATTACTACAGGATCTGGATCAGGTGGTAATATTTCTGGTGCCAACGTAATAACTGCAAACACCTATGTTGGTAATATATCAACAGCGGCCCAGCCAAATATTACAAGTTTGGGTAACTTACTAAGTCTAACAGTAACTGGTCTAGTCACATTAAATTCTAACGCTAATTTGAAGATAACTGGCGGTAGTCTAGGAGAGACCTTAGTTACAGACGGCGCCGGAAACTTGACATGGGCGGCAACAGGTGCTACTGGATTATATGAATTTGATGACTTGTCATATTCAGCAGACGGATCTAGAGGTACTTTCCAACTTACATATAATCAAGTACCGTCAACATTATCCGACCCGTTCTCTATACTAGTTGCAGTAAATGGATCTATACAGCCCGCATTTGTATGGAATGTTGATGTAATTTGGCAAAGTTTCGTATTAGGAGCCTTCAAGGGCTATACAATTATTGATACAGGATATATAACATTTAGTAGCCCGCCCCCTACAAATTCTGATATTATGGTCAGAACACAGTCAGGGGTATCAAGTACAAATGTTAAGAAATATCCATTCAGCCCGGCTGATATTATGTTCGGGTATTAATTTAGGTAAGATAAATATATGATAATCTTAGTTAACTGGAGTAAAAATGGCTAGAAAAACAATAGTGAGTCCGTATTATACGTTTGACCCAACATCAAAAACAATCGTAATTCCACAAGGCATTCTGAGGGAAAGAATTGTGTTAATTACTAACGTAACAACCAATCAGGTAATTTATAACTTCTCTGATGCTAATAACAAATTTACTAGTTATTCTATTACTACTGACACAGTTGGTAACACATTTACTACCGTAGTATTGCAAAATGCATGTACAGGTATGGCATCTTCTAACAAGATAGAAATTCTCATTGATGAGTATGACGAGAAGTTTACTCCGAGCGAGGTATATACCGATCCAGTTAACAAATTTAGAACTAGCCAACCGCAAGCATTGATTGATACTGACTTTGAATATTCAGTACAATCTACTAAATGGGAAAGTTTAACTATGATTAATAATCGCCCATTTGCATATTTTAACGTTGCAACCCCTTTAGCTATTACTGGTATTAATGCTACTAATGGTAGTCGTAGCTATGTATTAACTTTTGCTTCAGGGGCAGTGGCTGCCGGCTCAGTAGTTTTTGTCGGAGATTCTACATTTGCTGGTGCTGATGGATTATACTTAATTGATTCTACCAACGGTTCAACATCTTCAACATACACCGGTAAAGCAGTTTTTACAGGTACTACAGGTAGTATTTTTAACAATGGCGTAACTGGCGTATATGCTGGAAGTATATTTACTGGTGCTAGCATTACTGTAACTAGTTATGCATACTCAGGTACTGCGATTACAGTAACTACTACCGTACCTCATGGATTGTCAATTGGAAATGAAATAGCGATAACCGGCACTACCGGCGCAACAAATAATCCAAACGGAAGTTGGATGGTTGCAACAGTAACTAGTCCTACTGTTTTTGTATTCTATGCAACTAATAACCCAACATCGGGTACGATTACAGGTGGTACTTTATATTGCAGACCATTGGGAACATTCAATCATAGACCATTTGACGGCGGTGTTACTTTCAGTACCAATTCGTCAAGTCATAATCAACAAATGATTCGTCAGACTCGTAGATATTTCCGCTATCAGTCAGGTAAAGGTATTCAAATTAGTACAGGTACTTTATTGAAGCCTAGTTTAAACGTTGATAGTATCACTGCTTCTGGCACCACCGTAACAGTTGTTACAAAAATACAACATAACTTAGAACCAGGCACAAGTATTAGTGTTGCTAGATGTAACGAAACAGCTTACAATGGTAACTTTACAGTAGCTACTGTATTAGATCCATATAGATTCACATATACTGCAGGGTCTGCACCACCTTCACCTTTTGTCGCAACTGGTGTTTATGTTTTAAGTGTTACAGGATGGAATGGTGCATCTTGTAGAATTGGCACATTTGATAGCCAGAACGGCATATATTTTGAATTTGATGGACAAACCTTGTACGCAGTAAGACGTAGTTCAGTTTATCAAATTGCCGGGTTTGTAAGCGTGAACGCAGGAGATTCTACTGTTACCGGACAAACGACTAATGGAGTAGCTACTTATTTTAGTAAACAACTTCAACCTAATGATTTCATTGTTATCAAAGGTATGAGTTATCGTGTATTAAATATTACTAGTGATACATCACTGACAATAAATCCCCCATATAGGGGCACTAGTAATTTAACTAATGCTACTATGAGTAAAACAATTGAAACTAGAGTTCCGCAAAGTCAATGGAATTTAGACCGTGTCGATGGTACAGGACCAAGTGGATTTACAGTAGACATAGGTAAAATGCAGATGTATTACATGGACTATTCATGGTATGGTGCTGGTTTTATTCGTTGGGGCTTTAGAGGCGGAGATGGAAACATCATTTACTGTCACAAAATGATTAACAATAACGTTAACTATGAAGCATATATGCGTTCAGGTAATTTACCTGCACGTTATGAAGTTGCTACTTTCCCAAGAACTTCGCTACTAACACAAACATTAACTAGCGGAGCGTCATCTGCATATGTAGCAAGTCATTTAGATTGGTATAATGCTACACCAAGTCTTCCTGGTACTGTTTGGATACGTAATAGTACACAAAGCGAATTTGTACAGTACACAGGTAAATCACAAGATGTAAGTTTAACCGGTAATACTATATCCGGCAGTACTACACTTACAATGGCTAACACTACAGGAACTGTGGTAGGACAATATATACAAGGTGTTGGTATACCTTATGGTACAATAGTTAATAGTATTTCTACTAACGTTAGTGTTACTATGAGTCAAGCGGCCACATTTAGTGCTAGTTCTTCTACTATATTATTCAATCCTTATTTAAGTGGACTTACTAGAACGTCTGCAGGTGGTACATTAACATTTACTGCAACTACAGGTAGTCCGACATTGACAGGTGTTAGCACTAGTGGAGTTCAAATTGGGCAACAAGTAATTGGTACTTATATACCGCCTGGAGCAGGTGTTGTGAGTTTTGTAACAAATACTAGCATCACTTTAAATTATGCTACTACTGGCGCGGGAGGATCAACTAGCTTAATATTTGCCCCATTGGGACAAACTACAGCACAAACATTTACAGTTAGTTCACCTAATACAAATATGACAATGGTAGAAATATATGCACCAGACTTCTCACCAACAATAAGTCACTGGGGTACTTCAGTTATTATGGATGGACGTTTTGATGATGATAAATCATTCGTGTTCACACGTGGTATGACTACAGCATTATCAATTTCTAACGGCACCACTAATGCTATTATTAGTTTACGCATTGCACCCTCAGTAAGTAACGGTATAACTGCCAGCACACTAGGAACACGTGAACTTGTTAACCGTATGCAGATGGTTTTACGACAGATGGACGTGTTCTCAAACGGTCAATTCTTGATGACCCTGGTATTGAATGGTACTGTAAGTAGTTCAACCCCTAACTGGCAAAGTCAAGGTGGTTCTAGCCTAGCACAATATATAACACATACTGCGGGCACAACTGTTTCCGGTGGCGAAATAATTTATGGATTCTTCTTAAATACATCAGGTGGTGCAAGTTTTACAACAACATCAGTCGAATTAGATTTAATACGTGATATGGGTACTAGTATTTTAAGTGGCGGATCAGCATTATCTAATAATGGTATTTATCCTGATGGTCCTGACGTAATCACTATTACGGCTCAAAATATTGGTAGTGGTTCAGCTAATATATTTGGACGTGCATCTTGGACTGAAGCTCAGGCTTAAGGAGTTTTTATGTCATTGACAAATAGTGTATTACAGGTAACGACTGCAATCAATGATGTAACAACTTACTATCTTGACCTGCAACCTACTTCTTCTGGGTTAACAAATTCAGCTTATGTGAATCCTAATTTGACTTTTGTACCTGCTACTTCAACTGTAGGTCTACAAGGAACTATAAACTTAAATGGTTTGTTATTAAACAACAACAGTGCAGAAAAAAGACAGTTAGTAACTATTTCTAACAATATTCTATCACTAGATATTAGTGGTGCAACATTGTTTGAAGTATTATTAAACAACAACATATCTTTAGTGGCTGTTACAAATGTACAAGCTGTAGGTAGAGTTAGTTCTTTTGTGCTTATTACTACCGGAGACGGAACAGCAAGAGCAGTGACCTGGCCTTCAAGTTTTAAATGGCCTAGTAATGTTGCACCAACAATAACTTCAACTAGTGGAAAAAAAGACGTATTTGTATTTTTTACAGTTGATGCTGGATCTAGTTGGCAATCTTTTATTACTGGGCAGAATTTATAATGGCAAATTATGCTCACATTGAAGATAATAAAATTACAGGTGTTTATGATTTGCTACCGGATAACTGGAGAAACATAAGTAATTTTCATGCTCTATCCGATGAGAGTTATATATACTCATTAGGTTGGAGAACATTAGTTAAAGAAGTACCTATATATGATCCTAATACTCAGCGATTAGGAAATCCAGTATATAGAATTGAAAATGATACAGTAATAGAAACTTTAGAAGTTGTTAATTTACCTATATATACTCCACCTGAACCGGTGATACCAACCGAAGAACAGCTACTTCAAATTAAGCTAAATAGACATATAGACGCTATGGCTCAATTAAGAATGAAAAGAGATACTTTATTAACTGCTACAGATTTTACTCAATTAGCAGACGTTATGCAACTTAATGGAGAACAACTAACAGCACTGTACAATACGTATAGACAGGAGTTGAGAGACTTACCTGCCATATATGAAAATGATCCAGAATTTTTGGATGAAAGTACAGTAGTCTATCCTGTTAAACCTGAGGAGGCGTAATGAGCTCCTTAGCGTGGCGTTTACTTGCAGTACAGGCAGCTTCAGGCTCGGCAACTAATTTATTCATGTGGGGTGACAACACCTATGGTCAAATAGGTGCAACATCTCCTCAATATTACAGTTGGAGTCAAATTGCCGCAGGTGGCACACATACTGTAGCAGTACGTAGTGATGGTATATTATTTGCTTGGGGGTCTAACAGTTTAGGTCAATTGGGCGATAATACTACACTAGATAGAAGCAGTCCTGTGCAAATTGCTAGCACAATTAGTTGGATTGCAGTTAGTGCAGGTAATTATCATACAGTAGCTATAGATAAAGATTACACACTATGGGGATGGGGACTAAACAACTATGGTCAACTAGCAGATGCATCTCTAATTAATAGAAGTTATCCAGTACAAATTTCAGGCAACAAAAGTTGGACTAGTGTAAATGCTGGTGGATATCATAATGTTGCATTAAAGAGTGATGGTAGTTTATGGACTTGGGGTGCAGATACTGCAGGTCAATTAGGTGCTAGAATATCATATGTTCAAATGGTTAGTGGTGACAGCCATGTTGTAGCATTAAAAAGCGATGGTAGCTTATGGACTTGGGGTTCTAACGTACACGGTCAATTGGGCCTAGCTGATACTATTAATAGAAGTAGCCCAGTACAATTAGGTACCGGAAATAGCTATTCACAAATAGCCGCCGGCCAATCAACCAGTCATGCTATTAGAAGTGACGGAAGTTTATGGAGTTGGGGTGCAAATACCTCTGGACAGTTGGGTGATGGTACTACTGTTGCACGTAGTAGTCCGGTGCAAATTGGTACAAGTAGTTATATTCAAGTTGCAGCCTCGGTAGGTGATGCCGCATCCTCACTTCCCGCAACATATATGATAGATATTAATGGTAGATTATTTGCTACCGGTATAGCTACTGCAGGTGCACTAGGTGATGGCACAATAACAAATAAAAGCAGTCCCGTACAAATTGGTACAGGATATCAAAAAGTTTTTGGACGCTACGGTGGCGGCTTTGCAATAAAATCAGCAAACTCATCACTGTGGGGATGGGGATACAATCAAACATACGGCTCATTAGGTGATGGAACAACAATTAATCGTAGCCAGCCTGTACAGGTAGGACAGTTAAGTTGGTCTATGGTGTCAGGTAGTTATGCTGTATACGGTATAACTTCTCTTGGTTTATTATTTGCATGGGGTAGAGATGACTTTGGCGATTTTGGCTTTAATTTTACTGGCTTATATAGGTCTAACCCAACTCAAATTGGTTATAGTAGTTGGTCACAAGTAGCTTCAAATTTTAATACTTCAGGAACTGGATTTTTTACAATTGCAGTAGATGCTAATAATAACTTATTTACTTGGGGTTATAATGCAGGTGGACAATTGGGTTTAGGTAATACAACAGCACATTATTCAAGTCCTGTTCAGGTGGGCAATTTTGGTACACCTGCAAGTAAAGGTGTTACTATATCCGCATGGGGAACATATTATCTTAACTCTGTTGGGCAATTATACAGCATAGGAGGTGGCGTCGGGGCAGACAATCGTAGTAGTCCTGCACAAGTAGGTACATTTAATCCTAATTTCCAAGCAGTATTAGGTAAAGTAGGGTCAAGTAGTTACACATATATTTGTGCTGGCAAATTTGACACATTAGCTATTACTACAGAAAATAAACTATTTGCATGGGGATTGAATCCATATGGGCAATTAGGCGATAGTACTACGATACAACGTAGTAGTCCAGTACAGATTGGAAACAGTAGTTGGTCTGCTGTAAGTTCAGGTGGCTCACATACAATAGCTGTTAGAAGTGATGGTGCATTATTTTCATGGGGTGTTAATAATTACGGACAATTAGGTATTAATAGTGTAGCAACGGATCTTAATTGGATAGCATTACGTGATGGTGGAAATCATGTAATAGCAATTAGAAGTGACGGTGCATTATTTGCATGGGGCGCAAATGATAGTGGACAATTGGGTGATAGTACAACATTAAATCGTAGTAGTCCAGTACAAATAGGTAGTAATAGCTGGACTTCAATAACAGGAGGCGCAAGCCATACAGTAGCAATACGTAGTGACGGCAGCTTGTGGGCCTGGGGTTTTAACATGAATGGTCAATTGGGAATAGGACCAAGTACAGGACCAACTCCGTATGTAGGATGGTCTTGTGTAGCAATATCAGACCACACTATGGCTATTAGAAATGATGGTACATTGTGGGGATGGGGATACAATCTCGATGGTCAAATAGGAGTGGGCGCTGTATATAGGAGTAATCCTGTACAAGTTGGTGTGTCTGGCGCAAGTTCTGGTGATTATGGGCTACTTAAATGGAAATCAATATCTACAGGAAGTCGCTTTACATTAGGTATTACAGAAGATGGTAGATGTTACGGTTGGGGATTAAATTCCAGTGGACAGTTGGGTGACAATACTGTGAGTAGCAGGACCATACCCACACCTATTATAAATTCAGGTTTATTTACTAAATTATATGCTGGCTCAGGCACTGGGGCAGCCATAGATGTTAATTATAAGATGTGGATATGGGGTAGTAATGGCTTCGGCCAACTTGGAACAGGGGATGTAGTTTCTCGTAGTAGCCCTGTACAAATAAGTACTAGTAGTTGGACAATGGTTTCGCTAATTAATGGCGTTACTCATGCATTAAGAGTTGACGGTGCGCTATTCTCGTTTGGAAACAATAGTAATGGTCAACTAGGTGATGGTACTACAATATCACGTAGTAGCCCAATACAAATAGGAACAAGTAGCTGGACATACATAAGTGCCTCGACCAACGCAACCGGAGCCATAAGAATAGATAATACATTATGGGTTTGGGGTAGAAATGCTCAAGGAGAATTAGGTCAAAATGATACAATTAATAGAAGTAGTCCGGTACAAATAGCCGGTAGTTGGATTAGTGTACGTGCATTCGAAGGAGGTGGTACTGCCGGATTTCTTGCAGTTGACACTTATGGCTATTTATACAGTTGGGGGGGAAATTTAGTCGGTGAAGGCGGATATATAGATAGTGCTGGATCTTCACGGCGAAGTAGTCCAGTACAAATTGGATCAAATTGGGATTTAACTAAAATTGTTAATCTACCTCCCCAAGCAGTGGGTTTTCCTAATAACGGAGCGTTCAGGGATAATGGATTATATGTATGGGGTTATAATGTAGAAGGACAATTGGGTTTAGGAGACACTGTTAATAGAAGTAGTCCAGTATTAGTTCCTGCATATTCTAACGTATCTAGTCCTGTACAAATTGGTACAAGTAGTTGGATATCAGTTAGTGCAGGCACTTATCATACTTTAGGTGTATCAAAAGACAAATACTTATACGGATGGGGTACTCAGCTAGATCCTATGTATATAGCATTCCCTGCATTTTTAAATAATTACTGGAATAAAATTTCTGTAGGCGAATCACATGTATTAGCTATTAAAAATGACGGCACATTATATGCATGGGGAATTAATTCTGTAGGTCAATTAGGAGATACAACTACTGTTAATAAGAGTAGCCCGGTATTAGTTGGAATAGGAAGAAGTTGGAGTCAAGTGGCAGCAGGTAACTTTCATTCTCTAGCCATAAGTTCTGATGGAAAATTATTTAGCTGGGGTGCAAGTAACAATGGACAATTATCGGGGTTAAGTTGGACAAGAATAGCATCTGGATTATCTCATACAGTAGCATTACGTAGTGATTATACTGTATGGGGTTGGGGAAATAATCAGCTTGGCCAAATAGGTGACAACACCACAATTAATCGTAGTAGCCCTGTACAAATTGCTGCCACTGGTCAAGGAAGTGCATTTAGTTTTACTAGTGTTTCAGCAGGCTCAACTCATTCACTGGCATTAAGAGTTGATGGTACACTATATGCATGGGGTGATAATAGTAGTGGACAACTAGGTGATGGTACATATATCACACGTAGTAGTCCAACACAAATTAGTGCAGGTGTATCACCATCATCAGCAACTATATCAGCAGTATTCAATCAATATCCATTAACTAATTCAATAACACAGAATAATTTTAGTCTTGCTGAAAGCGGCGCAACAGGTTCTACCTTTGATTTTAACACAACAAGTAAAACACTTGAATGTTTCTTTTACGCAACAGACTTTGATTTCCCGCAACCAATATTTTCTTTTGGTGATTGGACTAATGGTGTTTTGAGTTGGGTACTAGTGGTCAATAATAATTCTATACAAACGTATTATAATAATTCATCAACTGGCCGCTCAACACTAGCACTTCAACACAGTTTTGCAACTACTAATTTCAGCGCAAGTTTAAGTGTTAATACATGGTACCATCTTGCGATAGTGAGAAATACTACACTCACACATGCATATATTAATGGTGTCTGGTTAGCAAGTGCTACCTGGGCTAATTACGTTACTAGTGGTACAGTAGCATTTAATAAAACATGGATTGGATCATATTTTGGACATCCTAGAGTAAATTTTAGAGGATTGATAAACAATCTTAGATTTACTAATAGTATTGTGTATGCTGCCTCAGTGAATTTTACAACACCAACTGGTCCATTACAATTAACACAGTCTGCTAATCCATACGGCGGTGCAAATACTGCGGCAATAACTGCTGGTCAAGTTGTATTATTAACATTGCAAACAAATCCAGCCGTAGATAGTGCTAATAGTAGAACTATTACCAGCGCCGGTTCACCGAGATATACAGGAGCACCTTCACCCTTCACAACATATTTGGCAGGAACAAACGAAACACTAGTAAAATATACACAAATATTTGCAGGATCAAGTCATAGTGTAGCAATAAGTAGTCCTTTTAGTAGATTATATGCCTGGGGAAATAATAGTAATGGTCAACTAGGTGATGGAACAACGATTAATCGTAGTACCCCTACACAGATAGGATCAGAAACTAATTGGAATCTTGTTTCTGCAGGTGGCAAACCTGATACTACTATTCAAGCATATAGTGTAAGTTTTAACGGATCATCTAGTTGGTATACAGGTACTGGTATACCAACAGCATTGGCTAATACCTACACGTTTGAGGCTTGGGTTTATTATACCGGCGGTGCGGTAAGATCCGTAATTGCAGGAAATAGTGGCACAGCATCTACTAATAATTTTGCTGTTAGTATAAATAGTAGTAGACAAGTTGAGTATGGATTATTAAATATAGGCGGTGCCGGCGGAACTACAAGCACGGTAACAGTAAATGCTATATCAGCTAGTACATGGACTCATATTGCAATTAGTGTAAATGCCGGAGCAATATCAATATACATTAATGGTATAAGCCAAACCTTAACTGGTACTACGACACTTACTGCTATTACAGTACAAACAATATTAGTTATTGGTGCCAATGGAGGCGGAGCCTCAAATTCATATTGGAACGGTTATATCCACGGACTTCGTATTATATCCGGTCAAGCAATGTATAATGCTAGTTTTACACCAGCTAGAATACCATATAATTATAATCAAGTAGGTTCAACCGGTGCTGGCGCACCCGCAAGTATATCAGGTACTGTTCAATATGCAGGATTGGGTATAGGTCAGTATAATTATTCAGGTATAGCATTGCCTTATTATTACATGGACACCTATACTACTTATTATAGTAATTCAAGTGCAAGATGGCAGTTAAATGAAGTTGGTAATCCCGCATATTTTACAACAGGTACACCGGCAGTAACAACATTAAATCCTTATAATATAGCCGGGTCTACCACAGGAGATGGATTTACCACAGCAATAAATTCTACAACTAAATTACTTACATGGGGATATAATAATGTAGGACAGTTGGGTGACAGTACAACAGTAAGTCGTAGCAGTCCAGTACAATTAGGAACTAGCAATTGGTCTGTTATTGCAAGTAATTATAATGCTTCATATGGAATTACAACTGATGGAAAATTGTATGCATGGGGTGATGACACTTCATATCAATTAGGTGATAATACTACTGTTAGTAAATCAAGTCCGATACAAATAGGTACATCAACTAGTTGGTCTAGTGTTACTGCAAGTGAATCACATGCATTAGCTATAACTACAACTGGTTTATTATATGGTTGGGGAGCTAACTCATTTAGTCAAGTAGGTTCTGGTAATTCGTTTAGTCTCATTAGTACTGGGTTAGCAACTAGACTTGATTATTCATTGTGGCAATGGGGTAAAGCATCAAATGGTGTATTTCTTGATAATACTACAACTGTATCACGCAGTAGTCCAGTACAAATAGGCACAAGCAGTTGGATAGCGATTTCTTCTTCAGTCAATAAAGATACGATATTTGCAATCAAACCAGATAATACATTATGGGGTTGGGGATTAAATACCAGTGGACAATTAGGTGATGGTACTACAGTATCACGCAGTAGCCCGGTACAAATTGCAGGTAGCTGGACAAAAGTAAGTGTAAAAACTACGCATGTATTGGCAACTAATATTACCGGTACATTATGGGCTTGGGGATTAAATACCAGTGGACAGTTGGGTGACACTACAACAGTAAGTCGTAGCAGTCCAGTACAAATAAGTTCTAGTTCTTGGATTGTTATATCAGCCGGGGACTCAACATCAGTGGTAATTGATGCTAATTATAGATTATTTGCTTCAGGCTCCAACTCCCTTGGTCAAATAGGTGACAACACCACAATTAATCGTAGTAGCCCTGTGCAAATAGGAACAAGTAGCTGGATTGCAGTATCAACCGGCGGCAATAGTGGTGGTCACACTTTAGCAATTCAACTTAATAATGGATTATATGCATGGGGAAGAAATGATGTAGGACAACTTGGATTAGAAGATACAATTAATAGAAGTAGTCCTGTACAGGTAGGTAACAGTAATTGGACTAATATTTCTGTTGGAACCTTTCATTCAGTCGGGATTACCAGCCTAGGTAGATTATTTACCTGGGGTTTGAATTCTGCAGGACAGTTGGGTAATAATACAATAAACAATACAAGTAGTCCTGTACAAATATCTACAGGTATATCATTTACTCAAGTATATGCAGGTGGTGCTGGCATTCCTGCAAGTACTGACACTCAGTTTCATACTATAGCTTATTCTAGCCAAGGATATGCAATTGCATTTGGTGGAAACAAAAATGGTGAGTTGGGTGATGGTACTACTATAGCAAGAAGTAATCCTGTACAGATAGTAAATACAGCAGTTAGAGAAATTTCTTTAGTAAGTACTAGCAGTTGGACTTATGTTTCTACAGGTGCATATAGTTCTTATGGACTAGATGTTCTTAGTAATTTTAATACATGGGGACTTAACACTACAGGTCAATTGGGTGATAATACTACAGTTGATAAAGGTAGCCCAACACAAACAAGTACTGGAAGTTCAGCCTCAGCTAGAAACAGCCCGTTACAAGTTGGTAATAGTAGCTGGAGTTTAATAACCGCCGGCGCATCTTTTAGTGCCGCAATAACAACAGACAAGAGATTATTTGTATGGGGACTTAACTCTAGTGGCCAAGTTGGTGATAATACTACAGTCACTCGTTCAATCCCAATACAAACTAGTGGTAGTTGGAATTTAGTAAGTATAAAAAGTGATTTTACTATCGCTACTAAGAGTAATGGTACATTATGGAGTTGGGGCAATGGAACATTTGGAGTATTAGCAAATAACTTAGAATCTAATATGGGTTATCGTAGTAGCCCTATACAAATAGGAACAAGTAGTTGGACTCAAATTGCCGCAGGCAGTTCACACGTTATGGGTTTGATTAATAATAGCTTATATCTTTGGGGTAGTAATACATTCGGTCAACTTGCAACTATAACTTCTTCTAATAGTTGGCTACAAGTATCAATGGGTTCTACTACTTTTGGATTAAAAAATGGTGGATACTTATATGCATGGGGTTCAACTGTAGGCGTTACAACGCCGTCATATGGCGATGGTACTACAGTGTCAAAAAGTAGTCCAGTGCAAGTTAGTACAATGTCATTTAGCTTTTTAGGAACCTTAGGTGGTGATTTTGGTTCTGCAAGTATGTTTGCAGTAGATTTTTCTGGTGTTCTTTATGGATGGGGATACAATAATATTGGACAACTAGGTGATAATACTACAATATATCGCAGTAGTCCGATACAAATAGGAACTGCTCTCAATTGGACTAAAATTTATACTACAAATGGAAACACAATAGGTTTAACAAGTAATGGTGGATTGTATGCTTGGGGTAGTAACTCCGTAGGTCAACTAGGGAATAATAGTACAATTAGTCGTAGTAGTCCTGTGCAAATATTTGGCGGTGGCATAAGTTCAGTTTGTCAAGGTTTATCATATGTAGCTATAGTAAAAACAGATGGCACACTGTGGACCTGGGGTCTCAATGTCAATGGAAATTTAGGTAGTGGAACTACAATTAATAGAAGTAGCCCAGTACAAGTTGGTACATTGAATATTTGGACTAAAGTTGTATCTACTTTATATGGTGTAGTAGCATTACAATCTAATAATACTTTATGGTCATGGGGTCAAAATTTATACGGACAATTAGGACAAAATAATACAACAGCTAGAAGTAGCCCAGTGCAAGTACCTGGTAGTTGGACTGACGTAACTGCATTTGCAACTACGGTACTCGGAACTAGTGGTGGTGTAGTGTATGGATGGGGTCGTAATCAATTAGGTCAACTAGGTGATGATACCACAGTTAATAAATCAAGTCCCATTGTACTTTCTGGAACATATAAACAGCTTCCTAACACAGATTTAATTAGTGGTATAGAAAATCAAGCAGGATATATAAATTCTGCGGGAGTATTATTTACATTCGGGTCGAATAGTTCAGGACAACTAGGTGATGGTACTGTAATTTCAAGAAGTAGTCCTGTACAAATAGATACAGCACTAAAAACTATAGTACCATCCCCTATACAATTAAATTCTAGCAGTTATACTCAAATAAGTGCAGGTTATAGTTTCTCTAGTGCATTAAGAACTGATGGAACAATATGGGCATGGGGAGATAATACTTGGGGACAGTTAGGACAAAATGATACTCTATCTAGAAGTAGCCCGGTGCAAGTAGGATCATTTAGCTTTACTAATTTATATGCAGGCAGTGTTAATATATTTGGTGTATTGAATGATACTACTATGGTGACTGGTCAAGGCGACTCTGGAAAATTGGGACAATTTAATGATGTTCTTTCACGCAGTAGCCCTGTACAAATGGGTACAGGAAAAGGAAATTTTTATGATAGACCAGTTCGTATAGGACTATTAAGTAGCTGGGCATTTGTTAATGCTAGTATGTCAACTAGCATGGCAATAGATGCTTTGGGTAGATTATATATGTGGGGCTATAATGGATTCGGACAATTAGGAGATATAACAACGTCTAATAGAAGTAGCCCATTGCAGATTGGAACAAATAGTTGGATAATAGGTAGTGTATCTGATAATTTCACTACAGCAATTAGAATCGATAATACACTATGGACATGGGGTACAAATAGTAATGGACAATTAGGTGATGGTACTACTGTTACTAAATCAAGTCCAGTACAAGTATCAGGCAATTGGACAGATGTCCAAGCAGGCAAAAGTTATAGTGTAGCATTGGCACAAAATGGTACAATATGGACATGGGGAGCCAATCTTAACGGCGGGTTAAATAATAGTAGCTTATTACCTAGAAGTAGTCCGATGCAAGTAGGTACTAAGATATATAAGTATATTGCCGCTACTAATAATAGTAGCAATGCAATTGATGCGTATGGTAATTTATTTACATGGGGTGATAATACGTTTGGACAGATAGGAAATAATACATAATGTTAAGTTGGACAACTATTAGTAACGGATCTTCTCATAGTATGGCAGTCAGAAGTGACGGCACCTTGTGGGCCTGGGGGGATAACACATCAGGACAATTAGGTGATAATACCACTGCTAGTAAATCAAGTCCAATACAACTAGGTACATCAAGTTGGCTTAATGTAAGTGCCGGAGCGAATCATACTTTGGGAATCAGGTCTGATTATACATTATGGGGATGGGGCGGTAATGCAGCCTTCCAAGTAGGTGATGGTACTAATACAACTAGATTAAGCCCAATACAAATTTTTGCACCTTACTGGGTGTCAATAGGTGGTGGTGGCTTTCACGGCGCCGCAGTTAAAAGTGATGGTACATTATGGACATGGGGATATAATAATGCAGGACAACTCGGGTTAGGAGATACAATTAATAGAAGTAGTCCTGTCCAAGTTGGTGCATTAACTTCATGGGCATTAGTAGCAAAAACAATGGAGGACACCACATATGCACTGACTACAGGTAATGGTAATCTTTGGGCTTGGGGAAGCAACTCTAGCGGAGCGATTGGAGATAGTACGACTGTAGCAAAAAGTAGTCCAGTACAAATTGCAACTTTTGCTGCCTTAAGTATTACTCAAATTAGTGCAGGCACAGCACTTACTAATACCGGTGTATACTTTGCATGGGGAAATAATATATATGGACAAGTTGGAGATACTTCAACAGCAAGTCGTAGTGCGCCAACGCAATTAGCTGGTACTTGGAACTATATACCAACTATTGCCTATACTGCATATAATAGATATGGTATCAAAAGTGATAACTCATTGTGGGGTTGGGGATTTAATGATTTTGGGCAAGTTGGTGACAATAGTGCTACTATTCGTAGAAGTAGCCCAGTACAAATAGGCGTTAAATTAAGTTATAACGTAAACACTGCAAGTTTAACAACAGACACAACTACATTCTTTTTAAGCGGTGGCTCACTGTGGGGTTGGGGAAGAAATGCTGAAGGAACTTTTGGTGATGGCTCTACGGTATCACGTAGCAGTCCTATACAAATTAATAGTGGTACTTTATGGTCCGCTGTATCAGTAGTATCAGGTGCAGTCATGGCTATCAGAAATGATGGCACATTATGGGCCTGGGGATTTAATAGTGCGGGGTATTTAGGTGATGGAACTACAATTAGTCGCAGTAGTCCTGTACAACTAGGTACTAATACTAATTGGGCTAGTCTTACTAAAGGTGTGTATGGGGCAATAACAACAGATAGTAGATTATTCTTATGGGGTGATAATAACCAGGGTCAGTTAGGTGATGGTACTACTGTATCACGTAGTAGTCCAGTGCAAATTGCAGGTAGTTGGACTAGTGTATATGGTTATAATGCATTAGGTGCAGGCAATGCCTTTACAGTAGGTATAAAAGTAGGTGGATTATTATTTGTATGGGGTAATGGTGGTGATGGAAAAATAGGTGATGGTACTACTGTTAGTAAATCAAGTCCAGTGCAATTAAATGGAGGTGTTGGTGTAGGATTATCTTCATTTAGCCAGGTAGTTACAGGATGGCGTCATATACTTGCGCTTACTGGTAATAAAATTTGGGGTTGGGGAATGAATAACGTAGGGCAATTAGGATTAACTAGTACTGTCTCACGCAGTAGCCCAACTCAAGTATTATCATTAAGTGATTTTTCTGTTATAGCGGCAGGAATAAGTTCAAGCGCGGCAATAAAAACTGACGGAACATTATGGACATGGGGATATGGAGATGGTGGATTGTTGGGTGATGGTACTACTGTTACTAAATCAAGTCCTGTACAGGTGGGAACATCAACTAACTGGAATTATATTATAGGTCCAGTTAATGGATTTGGATTTTCATCTAATGCTGCCTTCATTGCTAGTGATACTAACAACGTAATATATGGTTGGGGCGGAAACCAAACATACGGTACAATAGGTGATGGCACTACATTATCTCGTAGTAGTCCTGTACAAGTAGCTACACCTTTCAGTAATATAACATTTACTGGTGTTACTAATTTAGGTGAATATTCAGCAGGTGCAATAGGTAACGGATACATATTCACATGGGGTCAAGGCGCCACCGGTGTTTTAGGATTAGGTGACATAGTTAATAAAAGTAGTCCGGTACAATTAGGAACAATTGCAGATAATAGATGGGTTGATTTACAGGGTACATTAAACGCTAGTGGTGGTGGAACAGCACTAGCAAGAAGAAGCGATAATACAATTTGGGGCTGGGGCACAAACACAAGTAACAGCTTAATAACATCTTCGGGTGCTAATACTAGTAGCCCTGTGCAAATAGGAAGTAGTGTTGTTGCATTGCCTTTTACTGGAAATTTAAAAGAAGCATATATCAATCGTGGCTCTATGATGATACGTGATGGACAGAATAAACTGTATGTATGGGGTAATAATACATTTGGTGCATTGGGTTTAGGTGATACTGTAGCACGGTCAAGTCCTATATTTTTATCCAATGGGTATTCTAACGAGTTCATTAAAATATCAGCTTCATTAAGTTATAGTAGTGCCATTGATACTTCTAGTAGATTATTTACCTGGGGTCTTAATTCTGTATATCAATTGGGTCAAGGAGATACAGTAACACGTAGTGTACCTATTCAACTTGGTGCTAAATCTTGGACTAGTGTAAGTGCAGGAGCGTCACATGTACTTGCAATAGATAACACTAGTAAACTGTATGCTTGGGGTAAGAATGATACTGGACAAGTGGGATATAATACTCCAAAAACTATATCAATGTTGTTAGTAGGCGGCGGCAATACTAATGGATATATTTTATCAGATACTGTCGGTGCCGGACAATTATTTATGTGGGGAGATAATAATCCTAGCGGGTCACTAGGAGATAACACTACTATTCGTAGAAGTAGCCCAGTACAAGTTGCAGGTAGTTGGACTATGATAGTAGCTAGCGGTGAAGGTGTATTCCCTGTTGATTATTTCACATTCGGAATCAAGTCAGACGGAACATTATGGGGATGGGGCGCAAACAGTAACGCACAGTTGGGTGATAATACTGTAACTTATAGAAGCAGTCCTGTACAGGTATCCGGTGGTGGCAGTTGGTCTATTGTTGCAGTAACTGCCGAAACTACGTTAGGTATAAAAACAGATAATACTATATATGTATGGGGTCAATGGTTTGGTGGTATATATGGCGACAATGGTGCAACCACAGTCACTCGTAGTAGCCCGGTACAAGTACTTGCCGGAACTACTTTTGTAGAGGTAGTAGGAGGCAAAGGAGCAAACAGCGCCGCAGGTGGAAGAACATTTTTAGCAAGAAAAGCAGACAATACATTATGGGCATGGGGCAATAATACATTTGGCCAGATAGGTGATGGTACTACTGCCGCACGTAGTAGTCCAGTACAAATTTCAGGTAATTGGACTAGTATAACTGCAGGAAACGGCATATCAGGTGGTATTAAATCTGATAATACATTATGGATTTGGGGATATAATAATTTTGGTCAAATAGGTGATAGTACCACTATTAACAAAAGTAGTCCTGTTCAAGCAGGTGTTGGCAAAACGTGGTATAAACTTGGATTAGGTCTTTCACTTACAATAGCATTAGATTCTAGTTATTTCTTATGGTCATGGGGCAGAAATGATGGGGGTCAACTAGGTCAAAACACTACGATTAGTCGTAGTAGCCCTGTACAAGTTGGTGCAAGCACATGGTCAGCTGTAGCATGTAATAATTTTGTATCATCGGCAATTGATACTGCTGGTAGATTTTTTGCTTGGGGCTCAAACGCAAATGGTTCTGTAGGTGATAATACTAACGTAAACCGTAGTAGTCCAGTACAAGTTGGATCACTAAGTTATAGTACAATAAATAATCCCCTACAAATAGGTAGTAGCAGTTGGAGTGTAGTATCTGCTGGAGTTGATTTTAGTACAGGAATTACAACTACTAGTAAATTATTTACATGGGGTTCTAATACTGTTGGACAATTGGGATATGTATCAACTATTAGAAAACTAGTAGCAGGTGGCTATTATAACGGATTTGCAATAAGAGAAGATTATGCAACATTTGCATGGGGTAATAATGCCAATGGTCAATTAGGATTAGGTACTGTTGCCAATTCCGTAGTTACGGCTGTACAAGCCGGATCATTATTTTTTAAAGACGTATCCGGTGGTGGATTATCATCGCTATTGATTAATCAAAATGATAAATTATATTCTATGGGTGATAATCGGTATGGTCAATTAGGTGATAATACAGGCGGTAGTGCTATAGCAAGAAGTAATCCTATACAAATAGGTAATAGTTCATGGTTATCCGTATCTTCTGGTTATGGTGGTTTCACTTCATTGGCTATTAAGAGTGATAATACATTATGGGCTTGGGGTAATAATATTTACGGTCAATTTGGAACCGATATATACGCAACTCAATTACTTTCAAGCCCTGTACAAATAGGCACTAGTTCATGGACTGCAATAAGTGTAGGATCTAATTTTACGTTAGCATTAAAAGCCGACGGTACATTATGGAGTTGGGGAGCAAATGACTTTGGACAATTAGGAAGAAGTCTATCAACAACATATTCATGGACTACAATAAGTGCCGGTGCAAATAGTGCAGACAATACTGGATTTATGATAGCAATACGTAGTGATGGTAAATTATTTTCTTGGGGGAACAACAATATTGGTCAATTAGGCTTTGGTGACGCTCTTCCCTCTACTAATATTTCATATCCACTACAAATAGGAAATAGTAGTTGGACTAGCGTAGCAACTGGTTGGAGCCATGTTGCGGCAATTGACGCTTCAGGGAGATTATTTACTTGGGGCAAAAATAATTCAGGTCAATTAGGTCAAAATAATACTACAACTTATCTTAGTCCGGTACAAGTTGCAGGTAGTTATACTTATGTGTCAGCTGGATTTGAAGTAACTTATGCTATAAAAACTGACGGTACATTATGGGCCTGGGGTGCTAATACTTTATATGCTGTTGGTGACGGTACTACTATTAATAGAAGTAGTCCAGTACAAGTAGCTAGTAGTATTACAAATTGGAGTCAAGTGGCACCGGGTACATCACATACACTTGCACTAAGAACAACAGGACAATTGTATGGTTGGGGCAATAATGGATTATTGCAGTTAACTGGCGGAACAGCCCTTAGACAACATTGGCTAACATATGGTGCTGGATCAGGAGTTACAAATGACGGATATCTATGGACTTGGGGACGAAATAACTTTGGTCAAATGGGTAATAATAGTACTGCTGATAATAACATTCCAGGTATTCTAGGAACTGCAACAGATAATCTATGGGTAAAATCAGAAAGTGCAGGATATAACACAACAACGTCAACTACACATGCTATGAAATCAAACGGTACACTGTGGAGTTGGGGAAGTAATACCAATGGAGAAATAGGAGATTTAACTACTGTCGCTAGAAGTAGTCCAGTTCAAGTAGCAGGGACAACAGGATTAACTTTCAATTTCTTTACAACATCACAAGTTGGTGAAGTAACTGCCGCAATAACTAATGATGGTAGATTGTATATGTGGGGGTTAAACACATCAGGTGTGTTAGGTTTAAATGATACTGTTAATCGTAGCAGTCCTGTACAAGTGCCTGGTAGTTGGGTTACTATCAGTATTAAACGAGATATGGCTTTAGGAATTAAAACCGGTGGCACATTATGGTCTTGGGGACTTAACAGTGGGGCGAATGGTGCAGGTGGTTTAGGGTTGAATGATACAGTAAACCGTAGTAGTCCTGTACAAATAGGTGCTAGTACATGGAGTGCAGTTGCTACAACACAAGGTGGCATGGCAGCAATTGATAGTGTTGGAAGATTATTTGCATGGGGCGTAAACACTAATGGATCTTGTGGACAAAATGATACAGTAGCTAGAAGTAGTCCAGTACAAATAGGTGCTAACAGCTGGACTCAGGTTTATGGATACGCAGACCAGAGTAGTGGTACAAATAACGGAGGATTCTTTGGTGTTCAATATTCATCAAACAAAGCATCATTAGCATTACATGGTTGGGGCTGGAGTACAAGTCTTGGACTTGTGGGTGACAACACTACCGTTTCACGTAGCAGTCCAGTACAGATAGCTACCAATTTCGTTTATACACAATCGGGAAGTCCGGGCACAGGTATAGGAACCCCAATATCATATACATTCTCATCTCAAGGCGCACAAACAATTACCGGTGTCGATAATAATGGTATTGCATGGACTTGGGGTAATGGTTCAATAGGAGCTATGGGCACCAACACTACAATAAATCGTAGTAGCCCGGTACAGGTATCTGCGGCAGGTAATTATTATCTGGGTAGCACAACATTATATCCCTTCACTATTAGTAACAATGTTGTTTATAGATTGTGGGCTCCTAGACCAATTCAATTAGAAGTTGGTTCTAGTTTTACACAAGTCACTGCAGGACAGTACAGTAGTGCGGCAATTAAATCAGATAGTACATTATGGGTATGGGGATATAACGAATATCAGGCATTGGGAATTACTTATAGCTTCACACAAATAGCCGGTTCAGATAGTCATACTATGGCTCTAAGGGGGGATAATACATTATACATGTATGGATTAGGTACTGCTGGTGCATTAGGAGATAACACCATAGTTACTAAATCTAGTCCTATTGTACTTACAGCAGGTGGAGTAAGAAGATGGACCCTAGTTGCAGGTGCTAATACAAACGCACCAAACAGTGCATCTTTTGGTATAAAAGATGACGCTACATTATGGGCATGGGGTAGTAATACCGATGGTCAATTAGGTCAAAGTGATACTATATCACGTAGTAGCCCAACTCAAATAGCCGGTAGTTGGTCTGTTCTTATGACAGGCAGGTCAAACTTTCATATGTTAGCTATTAAGACAGATGGTACATTATGGGCATGGGGAATTAATAGTAACGGTCAGTTAGGTGATAGTTCTACTGCCAGTAGAAGTAGTCCAGTGCAACTTGCAGGTACCTGGACAAATATCTGGGGCGGTGCCGCAATGAGTATGGCATTGAAAAACGATGGTACATATTGGACTTGGGGTAGTAATAGTCTTGGACAGCTTGCATCAAATACTACCGTGAATCGTAGTAGCCCGGTACAAGTTACATCAGGTTTTGCAAACGTATCACAAATGCGTCCGTATGCTAATGGATTTGCATATTTAAATACATTAGGACAATTATTTGCATGGGGTGCTAACAACAACGGAGAATTAGGAGTACTTAATGACACAGTGCATCGTAGTAGTCCAGTACAAGTGAGAACTGACGCTAGTTGGATTACATTGGCAACTACAGACCGTTCTACTACAGCAGTAAGGACAGACTATCTAGTATTTGCTTGGGGTAGAAATAATAGTGGTCAAGTAGGTGATTCATCAACAGTTAGTCGTAGTAGCCCTGTACAGCTACTTAGTTTAAATACTGCCAACAGCGCCTCATTTATACAACTGTTCAGTGGTTTTGAAAGAAACTATATACTAGTTTCAAACGAACCAACTGGAAAAATGTGGGCTTGGGGACTTAACACAACAGGTCAATTAGGTGATTTAACTCTTACTAATAAGTCAATCACAGGTGCAGTGTGGTCCGGCGTTTTATCGTTATCTATGTTTCAACCTATTCCAGTACAAATTGCAGGTTCATGGACACAAGTAGGTTTCGGTAATGACAATTTTAGTGTGAACAATCAATTTGCTGTTAAGACAGATGGTACATTATGGTCATGGGGAAGTAATAATGTTGGTCAAACAGGAAATAACTTTGCACTGGCCAGCCGCACCCAATTCCAACCAAGACAAGTAGGTTCTTCAACTAACAATACTATTGTATCGGTGAGAAGTTCATATGCCGCATTTAGAAATTCATCAGGGTCAATATTTACAGTAGGATCAAATAGTGTTGGTCAATTAGGAGATAATACCGTTATTAACAAAAGTAGTCCAGTACAATTGTCAACAGGATATATTGAATATACACCTAGTCAAATACCAGGTAGTTGGACTCAGATAAATGCTTCTAACTTTACAGGATTTGTCACCCCAACAACACATGCATTAGGATTGAAAACTGATAATACACTATGGTCATGGGGAAGTAATAGTACTGGCCAATTGGGAGATAATACTACTATATCACGTAGTAGCCCGGTACAAATTGCAGGTAGCTGGTCTGTTATTTCTGCAGGAAGTTCACATTCAGGTGCTATATCAACAAGTGGTGTACTGTGGATGTGGGGTCGTAATAATGAAGGACAACTAGGAGATTTTACAACTGTATCACGTAGTAGTCCTGTGCAAATAATTTCATCATGGGTTGGCAACTTACCTTTAATTATTTGGAGTAAATTATCTTTAGGATATGATAGTACCTTTGCTACAACAACGATATCAGGCGCTACAGCACAAAATCAAGAACTAGTTTGGTCATGGGGTTTCAACTCAGCTGGATGGGTTTCATTAGGTGATAATCAAAACGTAAATCGTAGCAGTCCAGTACAACTAGGATCAATAAACTCAGTACAAATTTCTTTACTTCAAAATAGAAGTAGTCCTACACAGGTAGGTAACAGTAATTGGAGTACTGTATCTGCAGGTTATTCTTTTGCATATGGTATCTTATCTAATAATAGCTTGTTTGCATGGGGATCCAATGGTGGTTCAAGTTCAATATTATCAGATGGAAGTACTACGGATAGAATTAGTCCAGTACAATTAAGCACATATAACTTTACCCTACTAGCATCAGGTGGTTCACATATAACAGCAGTTATGTCTAATGATCCTGTATTAGGTTATAAGATGGTAGCATCAGGATTAAATACTACCGGTCAATTGGGACAAAACAATACAAATACATACGGTGTACAGTATAAATTAGCCGGTATGTCATTTGTTGCCGCAGCCAACGCAAGCAGTCCAGTACAAATTGGATCAGTTGATTATGGTAATTATTATAGAAGTAGTCCCGTACAGATAGGTACAGATAGTTGGAGTAGTGTAAGTTCAGGAGAAAATCATAGTTTAGCAAAAAATTCCTCAGGATTGTTATTTGCTTGGGGTTACAATGTAAATGGACAAGTCGGCGATTCTTCTACGATAAATAGAAGTAGTCCAGTGCAAATTAGTAGTTCTAGTTATACACTAATAAGTGCTGGATACAATCATAACATAATAGAAAAATCTGATGGTTCAGTATATACATTTGGTAACAACAGCAATGGACAACTGGGGGACGGTACATGAGTATTAATACAAACCGTTCAAGTTTAACACAGGTTGCCGGTTACACTACTCAATATTCGTTAAGCCCTATACAAATAGGCACCAGCTGGAAACAGCTTAGTGTAGGTGGTTCTCATGCTTTGGCTATAAAAAGTAACAACTTGCTATATGCATGGGGTTTGAATTCTTCAGGACAGTTGGGTGATGGTACATATCTCACACGTAGTAGTCCTGTACAGATTGGTTTAGGATATAGTTGGAATAATATTAATGCTGGTGCTAGTCATAGTCTTGCATTACGTAGTGACAATTTAATGTATGTTTGGGGTAGTAACACATCTAATCAATTAGGTTTAGGTGGTATATTTAATTATGCTGGATGGAAATCTATAGCTACTGGATGGACTCATACATTACTACTAAGACAAGACAACACTTTATGGGCTGTGGGTGAAAATACTACAGGTCAGTTGGGTAAAGGTGATGTTAGTAATAGTATTAGCCCAGTGCAAATAGGAAATAGCAGTTGGTCTTTCATAGCTGCCGGTCCTAGCACTTCCTTTGCAATAGATATAAATGGTAGATTATTCAGTTGGGGTTATAATGCACAAGGACAACTAGGGGACAATACTACTGTTAGTAAGTCAAGTCCAGTTCAAGTAGGATCAAGTAGTTGGACATTAGTAAGAGCCAATCCCGGAAACACTAGTTTGGGACAGGGAACTACAGCGGCAATTGACGTAAACAGTAATCTTTTTATGTGGGGGTCAAACAGTGCTGGTCAAATTGGAGACAACACTCTTATTGCTAGAAGTAGCCCTGTACAAGTTTCAGTAAGTGTCAAATTTAATGATGTTGCATTAGGTCTTGAATTCACATTAGCAATAAGAAATGATAGAACATTGTGGTCACATGGTTACAATCTTAATGGTGAATTAGGTCACGGTAACATTATAAGTCGTAGCACCCCTGTACAGTTAGGATTTTTATCTAATTGGAGTGGTGTTGGTGCTGGCTTAAATAATTCTTATGCTTTAAATACCAATCGTACATTATATGGTTGGGGCACTAATATTATAGGCACAGTAGGTGATGGAACAGTAATTTCAAGAAGTGATCCTGTACAAATAGCTAATGGTGTTTCTAGCGTAGCAGTAAAATCTACACAAAGTCATCATTCTGCTATTGATAGTTCAGGAAAAGTAATAGGATGGGGACTTAATTCGACTTTTGGTCAACTAGGTGATGGTACTACTATTAATAAATCAAATCCTACTCAAGTACTCGGAACTTCAAATTGGCTTCAGTTAGTTAACACCCAACGCGGTATGATGGCACTTGATACCTCTTACAATTTATGGGCCTGGGGAGGTGACAGTGGTCAGGGCGATAATTATATTATTTCGGGTCTAGTTACTGCAGGTTCAACTAGGTCTAGCCCGGTACAAGTAGGTGGAACATTATTGTTTAATAGTCCAACACAACTTGGAACAAGTAGTTGGACAGCAATAAGTGCAGGTACTAATCATACGTTAGCAATTCGCAGTGATAAAACATTATGGGCTTGGGGGAATAATAATCAGGGTCAATTGTTCTTAAACACGGTAACATCAACAAATAGCCCATTACAAGTTGGGACAAGTAGTTGGAATGTTGTATCCGCGGGAAATAATTTTTCATTAGGAATAGATATTAATGGATTATTATTTTCTAGTGGTAATAATCAATTTGGTCAACTTGCAAGAAATAATATAACAGATATAGCATCATGGTCTGTTATATCGGCGGGTGAATCTCATTTAATGGCTATCAAAACAAACGGTACATTGTGGGGCTGGGGTAGAAATTTTGAAGGTCAGTTAGGTGACGGAACCACTATAACTCGTAGTAGTCCTATACAGATTGGTACTAATAATAATTGGAGTTTTGTAAGAAATAGCCAAAACTTTACTGTTGCTTTAGATTCAGCAGGTAGATTGTATGCATGGGGATATAATTTTTATGGTTCTGTAGGTGATAATAGTATAGCTAACCGTAGTAGTCCAGTTCAAATTGCATCTAGCAGAACATTTAGTAAAGTAGATACCGGCTCATTACATGTAATTGCTTTAGAAGCTAATACAGGTTTTCTTTTTGCATGGGGATGGAATGGAGGTGGAAATTTAGGTGACGGAAGTACTATCAATCGTAGTAGCCCAGTACAAATTTCAAATGATAGTTGGATTCAAATAGGTTGCGGCCCCGCTAACATCTATGCAATAAGATATGATGGTATTTTATTTAGTGCAGGGCCCAATACTTATGGTCAATTAGGTTTAAATGATACAGTAAATAGGAACACACTAACCCAAGTAGGTAATAATAGTTGGAAAAGTGTGTTTGGAGCAACAGGTCCAAACTCAATTGCAGGGTCAGTTTTTGCAATACGGTCAGACAATAAATTATTTGCATGGGGATCATCAGCTGGTTACTTAGGAGACGGAACTTTTGTAAGTAGGAGTAGTCCTGTACAAATTGGTGCATCTAATTGGCAAAGTATTGCTATTGCAAGCAATGATTCCTCTACCTTTGGAGCTAATTTCGGAATACAAACTGACGGATCACTTTGGATAATAGCCGGATTTAGAACTCTTGCTACAGCCGAATCGGGCATTAACGGTACACATAGCTGGATACAATTAGCAACAGGCGGAGGTCTTACTCAATATCAAATACGTCTAGACGGTACATTATGGGGTGTTGGTGGAGATAATTGGTACGGACAATTAGGTGATAGTACTACAATACAACGTAGTAGTCCAGTACAAATAGGTACTAGTTATTGGACATCAGTTGCAGCCGGAGAAAATTTTGCATTAGCTATAGATCCATTCGGAAGTTTATTTGCATGGGGACAAAATAGTTCAGGACAATTAGGATATGGTGATGGATTCCCTCGTAGTAGTCCTGTACAAATAACTCAAACAGTAAATCAATCGTGGTCTGCTATAAGTGCAGGTATGAGTTTTGCAACAGCAATTAATTCAGCTGGTGAATTATATGCATGGGGTGCTAAAGAATTAGGACTAAATGATACTATATCACGTAGCAGTCCAGTACAAATAGGAGCCCAGTATACATGGAGTAAAGTAGTTCCTATAGGAACTGTAACTATAGGTTTACAAACTAATGGTACTGTATGGTCATGGGGTGCTAGTGGAAGCTCACTTAATCAATTAGGAGATGGCACTACTATATCACGTAGTAGCCCAGTGCAACTTACTGCTTTGTCTGGTAGTTTTATAGATGTGACAGGATATGCATTCAGCTCACCAAATTGGATAACTTTAATAAAAAATGACGGAACATTATTTAATTGGGCGTGGGCAACCACTGATTATGGACAATCTGGGTACCCATTAATATATAGAAAAAATTTCACACCAGTACAAGTTTCTAATAGTTCTTGGACTATGATTAGTGTGCATTCGAATTCAGGCATAGGTATAAGAAATAATAAATTATATACTTGGGGGTCGAATGTAGGTGGCCAACTAGGTACATATAATCCTCTATCATGGATTTTTAGTGGTGGCATCGGTTACTCGGCAAATAATGGACAATATGCTATTGATTCAGACGGCACTCTTTGGACTTGGGCCCAATTACTTAACCAATTAAGATATGGTGGAAATATATATGATCCTGTTATAGCTAGTGTTTCTAGCCCCACACAAGTAGGATTAGCGATAAACACTGACCTTAAATTTTCTAAAGTTGCGGCAAGTACTAGGGGAACATATGCTATAACAAATACTGGTAAATTGTTTGCATGGGGAACATCTAATACTAATAATAGTAGTGGTGAAAATTATTATACAATACCTGAACAAACTTATTCTTGGACTAGCGTAACTGTAGGATATCAGAGTACATATGCATTACGTAATGATGGGGTATTGTTTGCATGGGGTAATAATAGTTTTGGACAAATGGGTATAGGTACTACGGCGACACCACAAGCAAGCCCAACAGTTGTTACATATGATAATACTTTAAGTTTTAGACCTACTAATAGTCTATTCTTTACTAATTGGAATTCTATTGCAACTGCCATGCCCGGTGCCTTCCACATGGCTGCAATTAATAGTAACGGCACATTATTTGTTTGGGGTTATAACGCTAGCGGACAAATCGGTGATGGCACTACTGTTAATAAAAGTTGGATTACTAGAATAGGAACAAGTAGTTGGACTCAAGTAACACTAGGCGCAAATACCACCTTAGCAATTAGAAAAGATGGATATTTGTTTTCTTGGGGATTAAACAATAATGGTCAACTGGGTGACGGAAGTACAATTAATCGTAGTAGTCCGGTACAACTTGGTGCATACAAGTGGAGCTCAGTTGTACTTGTAGCGACTACTGACGGAAATAATAATACTACATTAGCTATCCGTAGTGATAATACACTATGGGCTTGGGGTATGAATTCATTAGGTCAATTAGGGGATAGCACCACAATCACAAGAAGTAGTCCAGTACAAATTGCAGGTAGCTGGTTATTTATTGGTGGCTCTGGTGCTACACAAAACGTTTTTGCTATCAATACTGATTATAAATTATTTACATGGGGTGCAGGCGTAAGCACTAGCGCGGCTACAAGTGCCGCGCCAACAATTGCATCAGGTATAGCATGGAACACTATAGCATTTACTTTAGGTAACTCAGCAATAGCTGCCGATAGGTTAGGAAGATTATATTCTTGGGGCACCAATGAGTCAGGAGTGTTAGGTGATGGTTTAACTGTACAACGTTTGTCACCTATACAAATTCATACTGGTGCAAGTTATACTTTTATTGCTGCCGGTGGAAGTGCTGTAGCTGCCATACGTAGTGATACTTCATTATGGGGTTGGGGAAACAATCAGTATGGACAGTTTGGAACTAATGAAACTATATCTAGATCCAGTCCTGTTAACATTGGCGGAGGCGGTAATTATCGCAGAGCAGCCATAGGAAACACTGAAGCCGCATATATAAATACCGCCTTTAATTTATTTACTAGTGGTAGAAATAACGTAGGACAATTGGGTTTTGGTGATACGGTAACACGTAGTCAACCTGTGCAAATAGGTATAGGTAATAGTTGGATAGATGTTCATGCAGGTCAAAGTTTTTTTGTGGCTCTTGATAGTAACTCTAAACTATGGGCATGGGGATTAAACACTAGTGGTCAGTTGGGTGATGGCACTACTATTAATAGAAGTAGTCCAGTACAAATAACATCTTCAGTATCATATGTAGCTATAGGTACCGCATGGGATAGTAGTGTGGCTATAGATAATCTAGGTAGATTATATACTTGGGGTATTAATAACGTAGGGCAGTTGGGGTTTGGTGATACACTAAATCGTAGCAGTCCTTCACAAGTGGGAACAAGTAGTTGGAGTCAAGTGCAAACTGGTCAATTCTTAGTTAGTGCATTGAGAATAGATAATACTCTTTGGGCATGGGGATGGAATATTTGGGGTCAAGTAGGTGATAATACTATTATTTCACGTAGCAGTCCAGTACAAATGTCTGCAATATATCCTACATCATTTACTCAATTGAATGCTATTACCCTACCTCACAAATATGGTGTCGGACAGGCTAATGCTATTTTATGGGGAGACCAATATGCATTAGAACTATGGGGTATTGGGGCACTTTTAGGTAGTACAACTAATACGAATAGAAGTGGCCCAACACAAGTTGGTATTGATGCTTCACGTAGTAGCCCTGTACAGGTAGGTACTAGTAGTTGGATACAAGTTACATCTGCTGGTTCTAGTTATGTAGCATTAATAAGAGCAGATAATTCATTATGGATGGTAGGAAATAATACCTGGTCTCAGTATGGAGATGGTACAACTGTGTCAAGAGGATATCCTGCACAAATGAGAACTAACGTGCAAAAAGTATCACTTGGTGGATTAAGTGGTACTACAATGACACTTACTGACAATAAATTATATGCGGCTGGTTATAATGCAACATCTGAACTTGGTTTAGGGAATGCCGCAACACAAAGTAGTTGGACTCAGGTTGGGGTAAACACAGCACATGAGATTCAACAAATATTTGCAGGTTCTAGTTTTACACAAGTTGCTACATCACAATTCCGTACTATGGTCATAAAAGATGATGCTACATTATGGACTTGGGGATATAATAATTTAGGACAACTAGGTCTAGGTGATACGATTAGTCGTAGTAGCCCTGTACAAATTTCAGGTAGCTGGAGTCAGATTTCTTTAGGCCTGAGTCATTCAGTTGGATTAAGAACTGACGGCACAGTATATACATGGGGAGGCAATAGTGCTGGTCAATTGGGTGACGGAACAATTGTCAATAAGAGTAGTCCTATACAACTTGCAGGAAGTTATACCGCAATAGGGTCAAATGAGGGATATACTACATACCTATTAAAAACTGATGGAACATTATGGGGTACTGGATATAATAATGACGGTATGATAGGTGATAGTACTACAGTTAACAAGAGTAGTCCGATACAAATAGGAACAGGTAATAGTTTTTCACAAATTGGAGTATATTCTCAAAGTATCCTAGCTGTGCGTAGTACCGATAATACACTGTGGGCTTGGGGATTAAACACTAGTGGTCAGTTAGGTGATGGTACTACTACATCACGTAGTAGTCCTGTACAAATAACATCTATGGGTTCAGGTGGAACTTTCTTACTTTCTAATAATTATAGTAATTTCTTAACACAAACTACTATAATGTTTATCAAAGATTCATTATTGTATTCTATGGGCTTGGGCACAAGTGGCGAATTAGGTGATAATACTGCTGTTAGTAAAAGCGTGCCTACATTAGTAGCTAGTGGACCTAGAAAGATGATAATGAGTCCTACTCAACTAGGAAATAGCAATTGGTCTACTGTGTCTGCTGGCAATAATAATATGTTTGCAATTGATAGTAATAGTAGATTGTTTACATGGGGAACAGCTTCTAGTGGTTCTTTAGGATTATTGCAAGGTGCTGATTATCAAAGTATTGCTAGCAAAGGTGGATTTGATACTAACACATTTACAAAAGGATTTACACAATGGATTAAAGGCAATTTAACATTGTGGGCAGTGGGGGACAATAGTTCAGGTGAGTTAGGTGATAACACTACCGTTAGTAAATCAAGTCCAATACAAATAGGAAGTTCTTTATGGACACAAGTAAGTATAGGTGTAAATCATATTCATGCTATCAGAGTCGATGGAACATTATGGGGTTGGGGAAATGCTACAGGTGGAACGTTAGGTGACGGAACTACTATATCACGTAGTAGTCCTGTACAAATAGGTGTTAAAACTAATTGGACAAACACAGACGGTTGGTATGCCGGTGCACACGCTATAAATTCGCTAGGTCAACTATGGGGCTGGGGAGTTAATACTGATGGTGTAATAGGTGATAACACTAATGTTAGTAAATCAAGCCCTGTACAAATAGGTAGTGATACAACTTGGTTAGCATTATATACTAATCCTGCAAGCAATCAAGTAGCCGCAATTAAAACTGATAGTACGTTATGGACATGGGGTGTTAACACGTATGGTCAATTAGGAGATAATAGTACTATATCACGTAGTAGTCCAGTGCAAATTGCAGGTAGTTGGACTATGGTAAGTATGAATGGTGCTGGCAATACTGGCAACTTTAATATGTACGGTATTAAAACTGATGGCACTATGTGGGGATGGGGCAGAAATAATCAAGGTGCAACCGGTGGATATATTGGTGATGATACTTCAACTGATGCGTCAAGCCCTGTACAAATAGGATCATCTATTACAACATCATGGAAAGCTGTATACGGCTGGTACTATGGTGCATTTGCATTGTCTCAAAATAATTTCTTATACTACTGGGGTAGTATGAGTGGCGCAGCCAATTGGACAGGAGTTGCAACAACATCTAACACAATAACATTGTTGGGCGGAGTAAGATTTAGAGATTATACAACTTGGACTAGATATACATTTGGTTGTTTCTGGCCATCAGCTAGCGGATTAGCTTATGTATGGGGTGTAAATAGCACAGGCCTACTTGGTGACACCACTACTGTTAATAAGAGTAGTCCTGTAGTCTTAGCTGGTACTGATGCTACTATTGCTTATAGTCCCACACAATTGCCTACATTCGATGGTAGTGCTTCAAGTTGGATAAGTGTTAAATCAGCCAATAATTATACTTACGCTATTAAAAATGATTATACATTATGGGCATGGGGAAATAATAATTCAGGTCAATTCGGTGATGGAACAACCATATCACGTAGTAGCCCTGTACAAGTTGGTGGTAGTTCATGGGCACAGGTAGGTGGAGGCACCGATTGGACATTAGCAATTAAAATGATTGTAGGTTCAACAACTGGAACATTATGGGCTTGGGGTAGAAATAATCTTGGACAACTTGGATTAAATGATACGATTGATAGAAGTAGCCCAGTACAAGTTGGTACATTGAATACTTGGACTAAAGTTGTAAGAACTAACGGATCAACTGCATTTGCATTAACAACTAGCACTAATAATTTATATATTTGGGGTGATAATAGTTCGGGCGCAATAGGTGATAATACCACAATAAACAAAAGTAATCCGGTACAAATTACTTCTCCTAGTGTCAGTTGGACACAAATAGGTCATGGCATTGCTGTTACTAGTACAGGAACATTATATACTTGGGGCAACAATAGCACAGGATCATTGGGATTGGGAGATACGGCTAATAGAAGTGCTCCCACACAAGTAGGATTATTAACAACTTGGAGTTTCTTACCTAACTATACATATAGTAACAATTTCAAGGCAGCAGGCACAACGGGAAATGTAATATGGGCTATGGGTGCTAATGATAGTGGTCAGTTAGGTGATAACAGTACTGTAAGTAGAAGTAGTCCTGTACAGGTAGCAGGTGGTTTAGCATTAAATCAAATGTCATTGGGTGTAAATCAAATGGCAGCTATAACAACCATTGGTACATTGTATGCATGGGGAAATAATAGTGTTGGATCATTGGGTGTTAATGATACATTGAATCGAAGTAATCCAACTCAAATTACAGGTAGTTGGACTAGTGTATGGGCTACTACAAACATGATAGGTATAAGAACTAATAGTTCTGTGTGGGCTTGGGGTCGTAATAATAATTATAGTTTTAGTGATGGTACTTCAGTAGACCGTAGTAGCCCTGTACAAGTCGGAAGTGCTAGTTTATCAAGTAGCTTATTCCCATATAATATGCCTTTGTTAGCAATAGCATGTAATAACGAACAAGCGACATGGATAATAGATGCATCTGGTTTATTATACGCCTGGGGAGTTAATACATACGGGCAGTTGGGTGATAATACTACAGTTAGTAAATCAAGTCCAACACAACTACGTTGGGCATCAAGTTATACTCAGATAGGTACATTTACTTTTGGCTCAACTTTTGGGTTAGCGTTAAAATCAAATTACATGCTTGATGCGTTTGGGATTAATTCTAACGGCCAACTTGGTGATGGTACTACAATCACAAGAAGTAGTCCTGTACAAATAGGTACATCATCTATTTTGTACACAGCAGTACCTAATAAAATTAATAATACAACCAGTTTCAATCAAGTAATTGCAGGAAATTATCATGCCTTTGCATTGAATACCCAAGGTCTATTATATGGTTGGGGAGAAAATACTACAAGTCAGTTAGGCAATAATACTGCACCTGAAATATACGTTGAGACTGGTACTAACTCAGCAGATGGCGTAGGGTACGCAATTACTTCTTCACGTAGATTGTTTGTTTGGGGTCTTAATACTGCAGGTCAATTAGGCTTTGGTGACACGATAAATCGTAGTAGCCCTGTACAACTAGCAGGTAGCTGGACATCAGTGACTATAGGTCATAGCAACATGCTAGGTATCAGAACAGATGGTACACTATGGGGTTGGGGATACAATAATGTAGGTGGTTTAGGTGACAATACGGTTAATTCAAAATCAAGCCCAGTACAAATAGGTGCATTAGCTAATTGGTTTAGAGTCATTGCGGGAGCGACAACATACGCAATTAATACATCAGGTCAACTATATGCATGGGGATATAATGCCAATGGACAGTTAGGAGATAACACTACAATTAATCGTAGTAGTCCCGTACAGATTCTTACAGGGTTTAGCTTTACAGTCTTACCTACAAGCATAGGAACAAATACATTAATTACTACTGGAGCATTGCACGTAGGTGCTATTGACACTGTAGGTAGATTATGGACTTGGGGAAATAATGCAGTGGGTCAACTTGGCTTTGGCGATACATTAAATCGTAGCAGTCCAATACAAATAGGTACAAGTAGTTGGACTCAGATATCCGTAGGTGGCTCTCACACAATGGCACTCAGACAAGACAACACAATATGGACTTGGGGTATTAATGCTGTAGGTCAACTGGGTGATAATACCACAATTAGCCGTAGTAGTCCAGTACAAGTTGGTACTTTGATAATGCTACCTTCATGGAAAATGATATCTGCAGGGTTATCACATAATGTAGCAATACGTGCAGATAATACATTATGGGCTTGGGGATTAAACACTAGTGGTCAACTAGGTGACTCATCATTATCTAATCGCAGTAGCCCTGTACAAGTTTCAACTATTGGTGGAGTGGCTGCAAATAATTTTTATGTAGGTGTTGGTGGAAATGAATGGTCATATGTTAGTGCAGGATATTTAAAATCTCATGCTATTGCACCAGATGGACAATTATTTGCATGGGGCAATCCACCAGTAGGTGTAATAGGAATCACCACTAATCAATCATGGCCTGTTGCAGTGGATTTTGATTTTACTGTAATAGCCGCTACATCAAATAATTTAATAAGCAGTCCAACGCAAATAGGCACAAGTAGTTGGAGTGTGATTTCAGCTGGAGCTAGAAATAGTTTTGGTATTAAACCAGACGGTACATTATGGGGTTGGGGAAGCAATTATTTTGGTAGCTTAGGTATAGTTGCCGGTGATACTTTGCGTGACTACAATTCCGGCGGGTACATTCTTAACTCAACAAAACAATTATATGTATGGGGTGGTAATGTATACGGACAATTAGGTCAGAATGATACTATTAACAGAAGTAATCCTGTACAAGTGGGTGGTAGTTGGTTACAATTAGCATCTACAAATTACACTAGTACTGGGCATAAACTAGCTATTGATACTTCATATAATTTATGGTCATGGGGTTATAATAACCAGGGTCAATTAGGTGATGGTACAACTATAAATCGCAGTCAACCAGTACAAATTTTAAATCCTAACATATGGAAAGATATATCTGCAGGTAACGCACTTACTATGGGATTAAGGTATGATGGTAGTATTTGGGCCTGGGGAGCAGGTCTCCAGCTAGGTCAAAATGATATTATATCACGTAGTAGCCCAGTACAAGTAGGTACTAGTAGTTGGCTTGTGATTAGTGCTGCCGCAGGCTGCGCCCATGCCATACGAATAGATGGCACCTTATGGGGTTGGGGAAGCAATTCATTTGGGCAAGTAGGTGATGGCACTACAGTAAATCGTAGTAGCCCTGTACAAATAGGTGCATTAGCAATTTGGTCAAAACTTGCTGTATCTGGTGGCAATAGTTTAGGTGGTATGGCAGCTATAAACAAATTAGGTCAATTATTTGTATGGGGACTTAATAATAATGGACAGCTGGGTGATAACACCTTTGTTAATAAATCAAGCCCGATTCAAATTATGACTACTAGTAGTTTTACTTTTATAGCGGCCGGTGAAGGCTTTAGAATGATTGACATTTTAGGTAAGTTATATGTATGCGGAGAAAATACTCAAGGAGAATTAGGTACTAATACAACAATACGCCGTAGTAGCCCGGTACAAGTAGGAACGGCTAATAGTTGGATTATGGCTACAATGGGAAGTCAAGACGGATCTGGTACTGGCCAGTATACATTAGCTTTAGCAACAGATGGTACAGTATGGACATGGGGAAATAATTCATATGGGCAATTAGGTGATAATACAACAATAAGCCGCAGTAGTCCAGTACAAATGGGTAGTGATACTTGGAGTTATGCTGTAGCCGGTACTATTTCTACAGCTATAAGAAACAATTTACTTTACGTATGGGGCAGAAATCTGACAGGAGCACTTGGATTAAATGATACATTAAATCGTAGTAGCCCTGTACAATTAAGTGCTACTACATCGTATGTTTTAGCATCTAGTGGTACTCCGACCAATGACGGCGGCATCGCAGTATTTGCTATTACTACAAAGGGATTTTTAATTTCTATAGGTGGTAGAAATAGTAACGTAGGTCAATTTGGTGATGGTACTACTATCGCTCGTAGTAGTCCTGTGCAAATAGGTACTAATGGTACAAGTTGGACGCAGATATTTAGTGTTGGTGCAGATTCTGGAGCAATGCAGATAGCTATAATGGATGACAACACATTGTGGGCGTGGGGTCAAAATTTATACGGACAATTGGGTCAAAATGATACTATATCACGTAGTAGACCAGTACAAATTTTAGGTAGCTGGACTACTGCTGCCGCCCAAGGTGGACAAGGCGCCGGGACGCAAGGTGTACTCGCAATAAAAACTGATGGTACATTGTGGGCATGGGGTGATAACACGTATGGTCAATTAGGCGATGGTACTACCGTATCACGTAGTAGCCCTGTGCAAATTGGTTCTAATAATAATTGGAGTAGTGTAGCAATAGCAGTATATACTAAAGCCGCAATTAATACATTAGGACAATTATACAACATAGGTGGATGGAATAATTATGGAGAATTTGGAGATGATTCAAATCATCTATTGTATCGTAGTAGTCCAGTGCAAATTATGTCCGGGTATTCCTTTACACAAATTGTATCAATTTTTAGTAGCGCCGGCTCATACATAGCTAGAACAACAACTGGTACAATATGGTCTTGGGGACTTGGTAATGTTGGTCAGCTAGGTGATGGCACTACAATCACACGTAGTAGTCCTGTGCAAATAGGTACAAGTAGTTGGGTATCTATCGGGTCTGGTACTGGTAATAATGGTGTTGCTATCGGTCTATTGAATGATGGTACTACTAACAGATTGTTTGTATGGGGCAATGGTCTTACGGGTCAACTCGGAGATAACACGGTTGTGTCAAAAAGTAGCCCAGTTCAACTTGATTCAGTGTATACAGCAAATACGTTTGCTTTTTATTCTAGTCCTGTACAAATAGGAACAAGTAGCTGGATTGCAGTATCAACTGGTGGTGGCACAACATTTGCTATTAAAGCAGATTTTACATTATGGGCTTGGGGAAATAATGGCCCCAATGGTCAATTAGGTAATAATACTACAATATATCGCAGTAGTCCTGTGCAAATAGGAACAAGTAGCTGGATTGCAGTATCAGTCGCAAAAATTGCAAACTATAATACCTATCCAATTGTAGGTAGAACGCCTACTGCATATTATGATGCAATTTATGTAAGTGCTATAAGAAGTGATGGATTATTATTTGCATGGGGAAATAATCCAGTAGGTAATATAGGAAATAATACTACTGGATTAATTGCTGGCCCAGTACAAATTAATACTGTAGGCCAAAATCCATTCATATATCCTAACAAACTTAGAACTACAATAGGTTTAAGTTTTATTACGGTGGGCGTGGGAGCGTCCTATGTAACGGCTCTGAAAACTGATGGTCTATTATATGTCTGGGGAACTGACGGTCTTGGTCAATTAGCTGATAACTCAACGGTGACAACAACAAGTACACCTATAACTGTTGGCGGCTTAAGTCAAACTTATATAGCAGGGATAAATCAAATAGGCAATAGTAGTTGGTCACAAGTTAGTGCTGGTTATAGTCATACATTAGGCATAACTAGAGATAGTAGACTATTTGGATGGGGAAGTTCAGCCGGAGTAAATCCTATGCCAATTGGTATTGGTGCTGGTAATAATGCAGGATGGCAATATAGTGGCGGCAGTGGTGGTGGTGGCTATGTCAGACATGCAATTAGAAACGACGGAACATTATGGGCTACCGGCTATAACAATTATGGAGTATTGGGAGATAACACTACAATAACACGTAGTAGTCCTGTACAGGTATCCGGTGGCGGAAGCTGGATTATAGTTGACTGCGCTAGTTACGCCACAGCAGGCGCTACTTATGCTATTAAAACAAATTATACATTATGGGCCTGGGGCCAAAACGCCGCAGGACAATTAGTACAGGGAGATAGAATTGCTAGAAGTAGCCCTGTACAAATACCAGGTTCTTGGGCATCAGTCTGTGCCGCGACTTATGTACAAACTTTTGTTTTTGCAATTAAACCAGATAATACATTGTGGGCATGGGGTGATAATAGTGCTGGTCAATTGGGTGATGCCACTATTATATCACGCAGTAGCCCAGTACAAGTATTTGCAAGTAAACGTTGGTTGCAAGTTGCAGTTAGCGATAGTGGCTTCACCGTTGCACTTGATACTGATAACATAGCCTGGTCTTGGGGTAGAAATATTTACGGTCAGTTGGGAGACAACACTACTATTGATAGAAGTAGTCCATATCAAATTGGTACTGAAAAGCATATACAAGTGGCAGCTAGCATCAATAACATATATCTTTTAAGAGCTACTGGACAAATATTTGCTACAGGTCTTGGTCAAAACGGGGGTGTAGGTGATAACAATACTGTTCGTAGAAGTAGTCCAGTACAAGTAGCAAGTTCAAGTTTATTTAAACAAGTAGTATCTAAAGGTACTAATGTAGAGAATGCATTTGCTATAGATATCAATAATAACTTATGGGCATGGGGCTATAATCTTCAAGGAGAATTAGGTGATAATACTACGATATATCGCAGTAGTCCAGTACAAATAACAGCATCAGGTAATGTTGTTAGTATAGCACAAAGCGGCAACGTTGGTGGTTATATAGATAAATTCTCACAAATATGGCTTTGGGGATTTAATACATACGGAGGGATGGGTGATAATACCACTGTAAATAAATCAAGCCCGGTGCAAGTGAATACTGGTTTAACTGGAATAATAAATAGTAGTCCAGTAGTAGTAGCTTCCGGTAGCTGGACACAAGTTCGTGCAGGTAATGAATTCAGTTTGATTACTGATACTAACAATGCATTATACTTCTGGGGAAGAAACGATTTACATCAATCCGGAACAAATAGTTATGCTGTATATGTGTCTAGCCCAATACAAATAGGTTCTTCGGTAGTATCATCACCTTCTACAGTGGGTAGTGGTGGCACTGGCGGTGGCTTCATAAAAAATATATAAACAGTGTTTTTCCTGAATAAGTAGTGTATCTACATTACTTTATAAAAGAGGAAAAACATGCATGAAATAGATGAGATGTTGAAGCTCCAGTTAGAGGGCAGACACGAAGAAGCAAGAGTATTAAGTGACAAACTAGAAAATATCGGACCTGAAAAGATTCTTGACCCGAATGGTAAAAACACCCAAGACATTTGGATGCGTCATTGTTTTAATAGAGGTTGGTTCTTAATACAAGACGGAGAATATCAAAAAGGTTGTCAGTATTTAGAAAATGGACGTTTTCTAAATGTATATGGTAGCCCACCATTGCGTACAGACGCACCAATTTTTAATCCAGACCAACATAGTATTAAAGGTAAAAGCATTATCGTATCACTAGAAGGTGGTTATGGTGATGAAATTATTCACAGTCGTTTTGCGACTAGCTTTAAGAACAACGGTGCAGATAAAGTTTATATTGCGGCTGCACCAGAATTAGTAAGTGTATTTGAACGTATTGAAGGCGTAGATAAAGTTATATTACGCAACCAAGCAAGTACTGTATCACACGATTACTGGGTGCCAGGCTTTAGTGCTGGATGGGTGTCAGGTCATACATTTGATAACTTCCCAAGCAAACCATACTTAACACCACGCAGTGATAGTGTTGAGATTTGGAAGAGCATGATTAACAGTGACAAGATTAAAGTTGGCATTCGTTGGGCAGGTAATCCAAAGTTTGAACATCAACAGTTTAGACGCTTCCCAGAGAACTTCATCACTAACTTGGCAAAGTATCCCGAACTACAAATCTATAGTTTACAAAAGGATCATAACCTAATCAGTTTGCCTGCAGGAGTAACTGACTTACAACACTTCTTAATTAGTTGGGAAGATACAATGGCAGCAATCAGTAATTTGGATATTGTTATCACAAGTTGTACAAGTATTGCACACATTGCGGCTGGTATGGGTAAAGAAACTTGGGTACTAGTACCCGTACTACCTTATCACACATGGACATATAAGAGTCCTGAGAATCGCGGATCACCTTACTATGAAACAGTTAGACTGTTTAGACAAACAACTAAAAGTAAGTGGAACGATACATTTCAAACATTGTATACAGAATTAGAAGAAAAATTCAATCTACAACATATTGATATGCCTGATGAGGATCGTGTACCTAAACGATTGAATTTGGGATGTGGTCTTAAGAAAATTGATGGATTTGTTAATGTTGACATTAGTCCTACAGTAAAACCAGATAAGATTGTTGATTTGAATAGTTTCCCTTGGCCTTTTGAAGATAATGAATTTGACCATATTGTTGCTAAAGATATTATAGAACATCTGGGTGACACTAGCAGTGACTTTATCAAGGCAATGAAAGAAATGTATCGTATCAGTCACAATGGCGCTATTTGGGAAGTACAAAGTCCACACTGGCGTAGTGATACTGCATTAGATGATCCAGACCATAAGCGTGTAATTACTATGGGCATGTTTAACATGTTTAATAAACGCATGTTGTTGGAAAAATTACAAACAGAAGGTACTGAGAGTGCTACTGCATTTGAACAAGATGTTGATATTGAAATTTGCGATATGCAATTTGATTATACTAAACCTTGGCAAGAAAGACTACGTAGCAGAGAAATAGGACAAGAAGAACTTAACTATGCATTGAATCATTTTAATAATGTTGCAGTTAGTACAAAATATTTGATTCAAGTACATAAGCCTGGTCGTATAGATTTTAGCGAGTACGAAAAGGTAGTAGAAGATAAACTTCAACAACCATTGAAATTAACTAGCAATGACGATACTACAAACTTTGGTGGACTAGGTCGTTAATGTCATATAGAATCACAATGGATTTTAGTTGTGGTGGGGCGGGCTCTATGCAGAACATCGCCCATCTCATAAACATATATGGATTACCTGAAACTTATATTGAAGTAGGTGTCTTTGAAGGTAATACAACTTTTTGGGTAGCAGATAACCTAACGCCACACAATCCTAATCTTAAAATCTATGCTGTCGATCCTCATGTGGGCAGTAATGATATGAGTGAAGATCCTCTAGTTATACATAACAACTTCACATATAATTTGAACGAATGCAAACATAAGAATGTAGAATATATCCGCAAGCATAGTGAAGATGGATTAATTGATTTAATCAATCGTGGCGTTAGGGCCCAATTAATTTACATTGACGGTGACCATAGGGCAGCCGGAGTATTGACAGATTTAGTACTAGCGTTTAAACTACTAGTTCCTGGTGGAGTTATGTTGTGTGATGATGCTACTGTTTGGAAATTTAAAGATAAGAACGGCACTGAATCTGCACAAATGGCTCCAAGAATGGCTATTGAAAGTTTTATACAATGCAATTGGCATAACGTCAAACCAATTAAAGTTCCTGATCCATGGCAAACAGCTTTTGAAAAAATATGTTAAATTTATTTAGAACCAATACTACACAAGTAGAGAATGCTTACATAATTACTGTTAAAGGTAACAAGAACAGTGAAATGTACAGCGCCAGATGCCAAGAAAGTTGCAGTCAAATTGGCATGCCGTATACTGTTTGGGAAGCATATAATGGTATCGGAACCCCCGGTGTGATTACAGCTCCAGAGCATTTAAAAAATGATAAACTAATGAACATGATGAAAATCACTGACCACTATTTAACACGTGGTGAAGTGGCATGTGCATTAAGTCACATTAGTTTATGGGAACACTGCGCCAATATTGATAAACCTATAGTCATACTAGAACATGACGCAGTTATGATTAAAAAGTTTGAGGAGATGCAAAGCTATAACACAATTGTATATCTAGGTGGTAGCGAGTGGACGCACCAAGGTTGGAAAATATATCCCATACCCCCACACGCTAGTGAAGGACATAACTACCTATTTATTTGTCGTGCCCATGCATACGCTATTGATCCGTCTATGGCAAAAAATCTATTGAGTCATGTTTTAAAGTTTGGTATTTGTGCCCCTTTAGATATTATGATGAGAGCAGATTTATTCACTATCACACATCAGGGTGTATATGCATACGACATTATGAGTGACAAAGCAGATACTACAATTGCCGCTAGACCATTTGAAGGTAGAACAACAAAAAGAAACGACAAATTAGAGTGGTAAGTGTTTAATATATTTCAACATAATTATGAATCCAGACTGCAAAGTTGGCATGATTTAAGAACGAAAGCCGAAAAATTAAACACACTAGATAAGTGTATTTTAATAGACAGTTTTTGGCAACAGGCCCCATTAGTTAATCACCATTTGCATATTTTAGATAGTCATATATGGCCTGATCCTTGGGAACTTTTGGTAGAAAATACCTATTGTTCTATTGCAAAAGCATTAGGAATATGTTATACTTTACTTCTAACAGATATAGATGATATAGAATTGGTTGAAGCAACAGATAAAACGGGCAATGATGTGGTATTAGTCCTAGTTGACCGTGCAAAATATGTACTTAATTACTGGCCGAATACGGTACTAAGTAATACACTAAGCGATTTTACCATCAAACGTCACGTAGACGTATCAAAAATAAAACAAAAAATTCAAGGTGTACAATGAACAATATTAATGTAGTTAAACGAAGTGGTGAAAGCGTACCACTAGATATAGCAAAAATACAGAGACAAGTAGCACATGATTGCAAGGGCATAGATAACGTTAGTCCAAGTATGATTGAGATTAAAGCACAAATCGAATTACATGATGGAATAAGCACTGAAACAATTGACGAACTATTGCTTAAAGCAATGGTAAATTTGATTGATGAAACAGAGAACCCTGACATTAACAATGTTAATTATCAATATGTAGCAGGACGTCAGAAAGTGTCAATGCTACGTAAAAGCGTATACGGCACATACACTCCTCCCCCACTTTATGATATTGTCAAAACTAACGTTGACGCTAGTATGTACACTAGTGAATTATTAGATTGGTATACAAAGGATGAATGGGATATCATTGATTTGTTTATTGACCACAGCAAGGACGAAAATTACACTTATGCGGCTATCGCACAATTAGCAGAAAAGTACTTGGTGCAGAACCGTGCTACTGGTCAATTATATGAAAGTCCTCAAGTAAGGTATGCGATAGCAGCCGCCACTGCTTTCCACAATGAACCAAAAGAAAAGAGATTAAAGTATGTCAAAGAATATTACGAATGTGCAAGTGATGGCCACTTTACTCTTGCTACCCCCGTTCTCGCTGGTCTTGGCACTACTACTAAGCAGTTTTCTAGCTGTGTACTTATTTCTAGCGATGATACACTTGACAGTATATTCGCTGCCGGAGAAATGATGGCAAAGTATGCTAGTAAACGTGCTGGCATAGGATTAGAGATTGGTCGCATTCGCCCACTAGGTGCACCCATTCGTAATGGTGAGATTAAGCATACTGGTATGATTCCTTTCTTAAAGAAATGGTTTGGTGACTTGCGTAGTTGCAGTCAAGGTGGTGTGCGTAATGCTAGTTGCACAGTTACATTCCCAGTATGGCACTATCAGTTTGAAGATTTGATTGTATTAAAGAACAATCAAGGTACAGAAGAAACACGTGTGCGTCAAATGGATTACAGTGTTGTAGTCAACAAAATGTTCTTTAATCGTTTTGCTAAGAATGAAAACATTACATTGTTTGATCCACATGATGTACCAGACTTATATGAAGCATATTATCGTGACAGTGAAGAATTTGAAAAACTTTATACAATGTATGAAAATAAGCGCGGCATCAAAAAGAAAGTGTTGCCCGCAGTAGAAATATTTAAAAATGGAATACTAAAAGAACGTACTGACACCGGTCGTATCTATCTAGTATTCATTGATAACGTAATTAATCAGGGTCCGTTTGATACTAAACTTGATCCGATTTATCAGAGTAACTTATGCCAAGAAATACTATTACCTACAAAACCTTTTCAACGTATTGAAGACGAGGCAGGTCGCATTGCATTATGTACATTAGGCAGTGTGAACTGGGGTGCGTTTAAAACTCCCCAAGAAATGCGTAAGGCATGTAGAGTATTAGTCAGAAGTTTAAGTAATCTCCTTAGCTACCAAGACTTCCTCAGTGTTCAGAGTAAGTTAGCTAACTTAGATTTCGAACCTCTTGGTGTAGGGGTTACAAATTTAGCATACTGGCATGCAAAGCGTAGTTACAAATACGGCACGCCAGAAGCATTAGCAGAAGTAAAACGTTGGATGGAACATCAAGCATACTATCTAACTGAAACAAGCGTAGAACTAGCACAAGAACGAGGTGCATGTCAACGTAGTCAACACACATTCTATGGTCAGGGTATATTCCCCTGGGAACGTAGAAGCAAAGGTGTTAATGAATTGACAGACTTTAGTCCTAGTATGGATTGGGAAAGTCTACGTGAAAAATTATTGAAGTATGGCATTCGTAATGCAACTTTAATGGCCGTGGCACCGGTCGAATCCAGTTCAGTTGTGTTAAACTCCACCAACGGAATTGAAATGCCGATGGAATTGATTTCTGTAAAGGAATCAAAGGCTGGTTCGTTTGTACAAGTCGTGCCAGAGTACAGACGTTTAAAGAATCGCTATCAATTGATGTGGGATCAAAAAGATTGTGTAGAGTATTTGAAAACATCAGCAGTGTTGGCAGTATACATTGACCAAAGTCTAAGTACTAACACTTTTTACAATCCTGCATACTTTGCTGAAGGTAAAGTACCCGGAACAGTGATTGCTAAGAATCTAATGCTTGCATACAAATGGGGAATTAAAACTATCTATTATAGTTTGATTAATAAAGTGGGTAGTAAAGCAAGTCTACAGGAAGAAGCAAACAATGTAGTTTACTTTCAACCTATCAAGGAGCCCGATGAAGATGAATATTGCGAAAGTTGTGTGTTATAATGCCTCTTATAGAAAAATTTACAGATGATATGACATTACAGGATAAAATTAATTATCTCTTGTATTATTATAAAGTAGATAAACCTGTTAAAATAGATGATGAAGATAGAGAAATGATACTAAATGCTCTTAATGATTCTGATGTATGCGGTGTGCATGTTGATGATGAGGGCGGATTGAATATAGAATATTATGGTGATTAATGAGTAAAGAACAATATAATTTAAGTAAACAGACTAATTATCTAAAGCGTACAATGTTTCTAGACCCAGAAGGTCCTGTGACAGTGCAACGTTTTGAAGAAGTTAAGTATCCGAGACTAGCCAAGTATGAAGAAACAGCACGTGGTTTCTTTTGGGTGCCAGAAGAAATATCATTAACAAAAGATAAGATAGACCACAAGGATAGTAGTGATGCAATCAAGCATATCTTTACTAGCAACCTATTGAGACAAACTGCACTTGATAGTATTCAGGGTCGTGCACCAAGTCAAGTATTCAGTCCAGTCATTAGTATTCCTGAACTGGAAGCATTAGTTAGTAATTGGAGTTTCTTTGAGACTAATATTCACTCAAAATCTTACAGTCATATTATTAGGAACGTATATGGTGTGCCTAAGGAAGAATTTAATAAAATTCACGATACCAAAGAAATCGTAGAAATGTCTAGCAGTGTAGGTAAATATTATGATGAACTACATAGAATAAATTGCCATAAAGAATTAAGCAGTGAAATGACAGGTATGGTTCGTGAAGAAGAACATATCAAAGCAATTTGGTTAGCATTGAATGCTAGTTACGCATTAGAAGCATTACGCTTTATGGTTAGTTTTGCAACTAGTCTTGCTATGGTAGAGAACAAGATTTACATTGGTAACGGAAACATTATCTCCTTGATATTGCAAGACGAATTGTTGCATACAGAATGGACAGCTTGGTTAATCAATAACGTAGTTAAAGATGACCCAAGATTCATTGTAGCAAAACAAGAATGTGAACGTGAAGTATATGAATTGTATATGGATGTTATACGTGAAGAAAAAGAATGGGCAGACTATCTATTCAGTAAAGGTGTTGTGATTGGATTGAACGCAGATATTCTTAAAGACTTTGTAGACTATACAGCATTTACTAGACTGAAAGATATTGGTATTAAATATAATGAGAATCATCCAAAGCACAGTCCTATTCCATGGTTCAACAAACACGTGAACATTAACAAGAAACAAAGTGCGTTACAAGAAACAGAATCAACTAACTATGTTATTGGTGTTATGAGTGATGAAGTAGATTATGAGGAGTTGCCAGTATTATGATAGAAAAAGATATTAGAAAACAATTGAACATGATTAATGAAGCTATGCAAATCAATGAAGATCCTGTTACACAATTTGCTAGTTTAGCGCACGAAGAATGGCGAAAAAATTATGATCCTACAGGCACAAAGCCTAGAATCAAAAAGAACAGCGATGGAAGTGAAGGTGATATCAATCAGTCTTTTAATAAAATTCATCCTGATTGGCAGAAAGAAAACTTAGCCGCAGGGCAAGCGGCACTTCAAGCAGTAAAACAATTTCCTAATGATGAGGAAAAGGCTGCTGAGTTTATTCATATTCAATGGATGAGACGTAATCCAAAGGCAGATTATAATGCCGCACAACATGTACCGTATAATCAATTACCCGAAGATGAAAAAGAAAAAGATAGAGTACATGTAAGAACAATGAAAAGACTATTAGGACAATAATATGAAAGCAATCGTATGGAGTAAGTACCACTGCCCTTATTGCGACCAAGCTAAGGCATTATTAAAAAGTAAAGGTATACAGTTTGAAGAACGTAAAATCGGAGACGGATATACTAAAGAAGAACTACTAGATGCAGTTCCAAATGCCCGAACAGTACCGCAGATTTTCCTAGACGGAGAATTAATCGGAGGGTTTACAGAACTCAAAACAAAATTAACAGAAAGCACATAATGGAAGTCGGACAAGTATATACGTTCAAATTGAACAGCGGAGAAGAATTGATTGCAAAAATAGTTGAGATTACACGTGATAATCTAATTATTGAAGAACCTGTAAGCGTTGCACCTAGTCAAAAGGGTATAGGACTAGTTCCTAGCATGTTTACCGGAGAACCTGGAGCTAAAGTTACGCTAAATACTAATAGTGTTGCCTTTTATACTACAACCGAAGATAGTGTAAAAATGAAATATATTGAAGCAACCACTGGTATTCAATTACCAGAAAAGAAATTAATATTAGGATAACATGGCAAAGTTAAGTCGCAAGGGTGATAAAAATCAAACAGGGGGCGCAATTATGCGCGGTGCCAGTACGGTTATTGCTAATGGAATACCTGTAGGGTTGCACGTTAGTCAGATATCATCACATGCGCCGTGGGGTAATCCACATCCCCCGCATAGGGCGGCGTCAACAACTGCAGGTAGTCCAACTGTATTTGCAGAGGGCGTACCAGTACTAAGAATAGGTTCAGGAAACAGTTGCGGTCATAGTATCGTTGAGGGTAGTCCTGATGTACATGTTCCATGAGTTATACACCGCTTACACTAAACACATTAGGCGCATTCGTTAATGACATAGGTTTTAGAATAAACCCAGATGCCGTTACGTATATGGGTTCTAGTACTGCAACTAATAACTATACTCCTGGAACAATAGTAAGCACCACTTCTTTAAACAACTTAAGTCAAGCTATCAACGCAGCCTACGCATTAATAGGTCCTAATCCAACAACGCAAATATCTCAATCAACATACAATAGTTTAATTAGTATAGGTAGTGCAACAATACCTGCATTAGGTCTTGCACCGCCGACAACTTATACAAATACTTATATTGGAGCTATTACACGATATGGATGGCTAAGACTACCTGCATATCAAGCGTACAAAGAATTTTATATTAATAATGGAAGTTATAGTGATTTCCTAAATACGTTTGCCACCTCATTTAGTAAGATGCAACAGTTAAACTCTGTGATTAAAGCAATCAACAATGCACCCACTTATCTGAATGGCATATACAGTAATATGAACGATTTGATTACTGCTGACATAACAGGAGTAAATCTAAGTACATTCTACTGGGGACAAGACCTAATAGCAACCGGCAAAGTAATTGACTTAACAACAATAGACAAGTTTGGTAGTCCATCTAATTTACTTAGAATTTTATACAAAAACAAAGCAATTACTAGAGCAGTAAACATTGCACTACTAAGTGCAGGTTTATCGTCTACTGAAGTAACTAATATCACAAATGGTAATCCTGCTTCAGTTGAACAAGAGAAATTAATATACGGTGCATTTTGTATTGTTATTGACACTGATTTAACTGATGTACTTATACCATTGAATGTACAAACAGAAGGATTAGAATCATTAGCAGATTTATTAAATGTTAAAATGTTATTTCCTAATAGTTACAAATCATTAACATATCCTCAGTATAACAGTATAGCATTGCCTACAAATAGTAAAACATATTATCTTACTTTTAAAGACGGGCAAGTTGATATTAAAAACGATATTGGCATCGGTGATAGATTACTCAATCTAATACCAGAAGATGTAGCCTTTTCTGCGGACGCATTTAGAGTAGCAATGTTACAGATAAGAAATATACAATCAATGAAGATTGAAAAATTCAGTCAGGTTGTTATGAACTTAGAAAACATTAATGGACTTGCTGTAGGCGGTACTAACATACCCACTAATGTGACTCTTGCAAACAATGCATCAACAGCTTTAGCTAAAGGTTCGAGTATCAATGGTGTTTATAATATGTGTGACTTCTTTGGATGTATGACTAGTTTACATTATCCATGGCAAACATTACAACAAAAAATAGCTGGTTTACAAAGTACAACTCTTACTGGAATCTATGTTAATATTCTAAGTTTAGTGAGTGGACCAGGACCGTATGAGTCAACGTTACCCACATTGATAGGACAAGCAAATACTGAAATTGCATTGATTCAAGGTGCCAATTCAGCACAAGCGGCATCACTAAACACTACGTACAATATAATTGGTACATTATTTAATAAAGAAGAAAATGCTAGATTGTTAGCATTGCCCGGCATAGCAGATTTACAGACCACACCCGCAGACACAGTAGCATTCATAGATAGTTTAAAACAATATGCAGTAGAAACGGAACTTAAAGGACCGGCACAAGTACTAGAAAATATTGCAAACATTACTAATGAAGGAGGAATTAATTTAATTGCGTCCATGCGTGAAGCAAGAAACGCACAACGGTTAGGCTTAACAGGAATAGAACAGGATAATAATATATCCGGCAGTGTTGAAATTGTTTTGCCTAGGGTATCAGGATCCACACTAGCAGACTCCCCTATACCAGGATACCCCAATAGCCTCACACTACTAGATATACCAATAGATACTGGTGCGGCTATAACACCCGGAAGTTTCGCAGGATCTTCCGAAACAACGTTAATACCGACAAACTTAAGCATCCTGATTCAACCAGCCGATGTGTCAGTATTATCACCTGACCAAGCAGTAGAAGATGTAATACTCTGTAACTGCGACTGTTGGGACATGTTATGATTTTGATTTTAAATTAAAACTCAAAATCATAGTGCTTAACTAACAATGGTTGTATAATACACAACCTAAGTAGAAAGGAGTAATATGAAGCACACATTACAAGACCTATTTAAGGTATACTTTATCATACCTTTAATATTATTGAGCGTATTTGTATCTAACAATACGCAACCGAATACAGATGTAGTAAACAAAATTATAAAATCTGTAGACTTAGCGCAAGTTAAATGCATGGCAACTAACATATTTTATGAGGCACGTGCAGAATCTGTTACAGGTCAAGCGGCTGTTGCTAGAGTAGTAGTTAACAGAGTAAATCATGGATTTGCTACTACACCTTGCAAAGTTATAAATCAAGTCATTTATGTTGACAGAGGTTATGACGAGAAAGTCAAAGTATGTCAATTTAGTTGGGTATGTGAGAATCCGGGTAAACCGAATGAACATGACCCTAAATATAAACAAGCATTTCAAATTGCATATGAAGTGTTAGTGTTTGACATGTATAAGGAAGTAATACCCAAAAGTGTATTATTCTTTCATGCGTTACATGTAGACCCTGCATGGCCCTATCGTCAAGTTAAGAAGATTGGTAACCATATTTTTTATAGTAAAAAATAATCGTCAACACAAAAAAATTTTAGCTAGGTCTAGTTATGATACATAATATATGACCACACTAAATATCAACGAAAATTTTGACCGATTGAAACCAAATCTAGCACTTACTGATAGTAAGGCAGGAGAAATGGTTATCTATAAAAACGACAGTATTGTAAGTGCGGCAATCGCAATATTCGGCGAGTATTGCGATGCTGAAGTACAAATCATGGCACGTTATTTAACTCCTGAATCTACTTACTTAGATATCGGGACTAACATAGGTTATCATGCATTAGCAATACACAAAACAGTAGGATGTAATATTATGGGCTTTGAACCACATCCAAATCATTTTACTGTTGCCGCATACAATTGTAGAGAAAAGCCAATCAAACTATACAATACTGCATTGAGTAGTAAAAATGGCACTATGATTATGAGTGATTTTGACGAAAACATTATAAGCAATTATGGTGAAGTTGGAATCAAAGAAGAAGGAATTGAAGTACCTACAATTAAGTTAGACGAACTAGATGACTTAAAAGATGTACCAGTTACATTAATGAAAATTGACGTAGAGGGTGCAGAGTTAGATGTACTTAAAGGATCAATCAAAACGATTAAAGCGCATCGTCCTACAATCTTCTATGAAGCAATTGATTATGAAGTATGGACTAAGTGCTACAAGTGGTTAGACTCAAAAGATTATAAACAATATTGGGTTACGTGTAGAACTAAACCAGTTGCAGAAACATATAAGAAATCTGAGAACAACCCATTCGGTATGGGCGGTGTCAGTAATATTCTAGCAATACCAATTGAGAACGAACAACCCACTGATTTAGTTCCTGTAGTAGAAGATGAACGTTTCTCTGATACTATTACTAGATTGACTTCATATAAGATTATATTCTAAGGATACAGCATGGAACGTTTTATGAAAAACCCTAAGGGGTTAACCACTAAGTTACTAGAAAACTATGACTGGGACTATATTGAATTGCCTGTTACTGTGAATACAGAAAAACTAATGGGCTGGTATGAAGAAGTTGTAGCAAATAATATGCATTCAGCATTTATCTTTTCAGCAGATAAAATGACTCCTTATGTTAAGCAAAGATATCAACCTTTAGTATCATGGTGGCTGGGTGAGAACACATGGGGTGCTGCCGAGCAATGGACATTGCAATGGCCTGTTCAACATGATGGTGTTATACCTAGTGCATATCTTGCTAATGAAGAACAGTTTCCAGAAGCAATGGATCCTGATATTGAAAAAAATTCTGTTAATTTAGACAAGTATTTCTATGGTGCATATAAAGAGATGTATGATACATTCCCTGAAGGTACATTCAATGTAACACGACTGTTACGCTTTGGTAAAGATACTGGCTTAAAGAAACATACAGATGTTGAACCGCCTGACTTTCTAATTAGAATGCATGTACAATTACAGTCATCATCAGGATCACATTGGTTCTTTGGTGAAGATTTGGAACGTGAATATTTCATGGAGCCAGGCAAAGTCTATCTATATAACACAGCTATTCCGCATGCGGCTGTAAACCGTGATGATGACTATTGGGTTATGATACATAACAATCCCGGTGACTCAGCAGTTGACCACTTGTTAAGTATTGATAGTCTACATGTCAGCTAATGAAAACCAAAGTTGTATTAAACACTGTAACAGAACTTCCATTAGACTCATTCCCCTATAGACATGAGTCTATGGTTCCTAATATAGTATCAAACTTTTATGGTACTGATAGCGAACAATTATTTGAACGTAACTTAAAGAATAGAACAGATTGGGTTTATTCTAATAAAGAAATAATCTATAACTTTAATAGTGATGGGTTACGAATGAAAAAGAACCTAGCTGACGTAGATGATAACTATATATTCTTTAGCGGCACAAGTTACTCATTGGGTATAGGTTTACATGAAGATGATAGATTCAGTAATACTCTATCTAAAGAACTTAACCTAGATTATGTTAATTGCTCGGGCGCAACATACAGTTGTAAAACTCAAGCAATTAACTTTTTTAATTTAATTAACTGTGGATACAAACTACCCAAAATATTAATAATGGAGTATGCTCCCTGTACAGGATATACATTCTATATTAAAGACAAGTTTGTACTATGCTATGGAAAACATCTACCCGATGATGTTTACAATAACCAAATAGAACTGTATAATAAGATGCGTGATGCTGACTTCTATTATCAAGAGGCAAATATCTATCAACATATGATACAATCTACTTGTAAACGATTGGGTATAAAACTAGTTGAAGTTAGTTTTGAGAAGGATGATAGTTTTGCAAAACAGAATGTCCCTAATGTAATTGACGTTGATACCAATAGTGACGATATTAATTTCTGTTATGCCCGTGATATTAGATTGTTAGATAGTACGTATACAGGTCATCCAGGCATTGGTATACACAACATCGCACACAACATGATATTAAAATCACTATGAGCAGTCTAATACTTTTTACCTCAGGTAGCACTAAAGAACCTAAGGAAATAAATCACAATTGGGAATACATTTATCAATGTGCTAAACGTAGCATACGTGAATGTAATATGACTAAGGATGATGTTGTATTAGATATATTTCCGCCTAATGTGATTGCACATTATACTATAACTGCACTACCTGCACAATTGTCCGGTGCCAAACTTATCACATCAAATTTTGATCCATATGTATATACTAAACTGTTTAACAAATATAGACCTACTATTATTGCATTGATACCAAATCATGTTAATGTACTGAACGGAACAAAAGAATGGCATAATACTGACTTAAGTTGTGTACGTTATATGATGATGGGTAGTCAAAATGTACCACAAGAAATGATTGACGATTTAAGAAAGCGTGGGGTAAAAACTGTAGCAAATTGGTATGGTAGTACTGAAAATCCACCCCCTGTATTTGTAGCGCATAACAACGGTATCTTTGATTTTGTACCCCGTGAAGGATATAATATACGATTCACCGAAGAGGGTGAGTGTGTCATTAATGACTTCTATACAGGGGATATATTTGACGTAGAGAATCATACATTCTTAAAAAGAAAGACACAAGCAAATGGAACAACCTGGAAGACTATACCGGGAACTATTTGATAGTGATATAGATAGACTTAAGGTATTTTGTGATACGTGTAGTGAATTAAACTATCACAATAACGTTAGTTTTGAATCCATTAAACTAGACAAAATGACCATGCCCTATGGTCAATTTTTTGTCGGACTAGACAACGATAAAATTTTCACAATTGCGGGCGTACATAGAATGCCCGAGATAAACGATAAGGCATGGCGCTGTTTGTTTAGAGGGGCGCAACTTCCTGGTTACACTCCTAAGTTTAGTACTAACCCGTATGAATTAATCATACACTTTAGAGAGTTGTTATATCTACAATTAAATCTAGTATTAAGTATAGAGCCTGATAGTGAGTTTTATATTACATCAAATATTATAGATAGTAACAATGGACACAGTAGTCGCATGGATAAGATTCTTATGCCCCATATAGCAAAAAGAGGTATATGGGATATATACCTCTCTGATACTGTCTTATATAATACAAGACAAAATGTATGGCGTGTTAATGTTGCAGAATACTATCGCCAACGACAACTGTATGTTCAGTCTTGCCCCAAGTAATCTTATTCCATACACGTTCATGTAGATAATGTATTAACACAAATGATATGTTGTTAATAATAGTCCACCAAAATGCATCGTTGCTACTAAGTCCTAGTGTCATACCCACAATAAACAGTGCAATGAAACTCATAATTCTCCACGTAACTGTTTTAGCAATACTACGTCTTTTGGTATCATAAATACCATCCTTAGCCCATTTAACTAAATTCCATACACGTTCGTGGATGAAAAATAATACGAACCCAAACGTTAATGTAATAATTAAAAATTTAAGTCCAAACCCTGCTCCATAACTTAACACAATACTTAGAATAAAAACAGTTAATGCGGCTGTAATTCTATAGCTTAATGTCTTTACAAATGTTCTTAATGTAGTATCCATGTAATCTCCTATTGACTAATATTTAAGAGATTATATGTTGAGTGAATTATTTTATTGACATGTCCAATTGGTACTTTAAACATTAAATGAATTCTGTCACTATCACCTTTATTATTAGTACTATGAGTACGCTTTGTATTCACTAGATATGCTTTACCCGCTTCTAATATATAAGTTTTGTCATAATTAAACTCAGCACTATCGTTAGTGTACACGGGTAAATGTATTCTAAAATGTACGTCCTTATCTACATGCGGGTGTAGTTGCGTTTTACTTGGATGCCCGGTGATACCTAATTCTTCACAATAGGGAAATATGTCTAGTATTTTCTGTGCGAACCCAGTACATAATACTGTACGATTGATTGACTTTTTGTTCTTGGACTTCTGCTTGTAATTACCCGGTGGCTCTAATGGCTTTGTTACATCATCTAAGTTACTCTGTATACCATATCCAAATATACCCACGCTATATTCATAGTTGGGTGGATAGTTTCTAATGTCATTGTTTTTGTCAATAGCAGGTAATTCAAATCTTAAATTGCTCTTAGTAACTATACTATAATAGTCTCTTAATTCATTTAAATCAAATTTAAAATTGGGTAATTCTAGTATATCAAAATCAAATAATCTGTCATCAAGTATATACTCATCATGTATAATACTGTCTATATCCTCTGGGTGTATCTTAAATATCAAATGGCATCTGTCACTATCTCCTAAATTGTTAGTACTATGAGGTAACGTAGTATTAACTAGATAAGCATGTCCTACTTGTAGATTATGTTTCTCTTCCCCGAATATAAAATAGCTATTATCATTAGCTTTAATTGGGATATGTATCTTAATAAACTCGTCATTGTCTGTATGCGTATCAATAAATGTATCCGCTGGATGACAACTAATAACAGTCTGACGAACTCTGGGAAATGTATCAATAATCTTTTGTCCAAACCCAAAGATTAACTCTGTAGGAGTATCAAAGTTATTATTGTCTGATATTTCGTCACTATGTTCAATATGATAGGGTGGGCAGGGTTTATTAATATCCTTAAGATTAGTTTGTATCGCCCAACTATATACACCCTCAATCTTGTGTGTCATTCTGTCTATATTACTGTCTTTAGCACGCCAGCATAGATGTTGGTAATCTGATTCTATCTTGTTAAAATACTGTATTAATTCATTGACATTGAACTTGATATTATCCAATCTTTTAATAGTAAAATCAAACATGAACTATTTCCCTCAACATAGTATATACATACTGGTTATGACTAATATCTAATGTACTGTTGTTTCTATATTCCTCAACAAATTTAGCTATTGCAGTGCTACGGCTTTTACCCTTAGCGCAATATATATGTAACGTTGCGTCATTTGGTACTTTATCTATAAATTCTACAATTTCTTTAGCTTGGTCAACTGTCAATTTTTTAACAGTAATTTCCTTTGTTGTTCCCCCAAACCACTGTACATGTTTGGTCCCGTCACTATCAACATCATCAAATTTAATGTCTAGTACGTTATTATGTGGCATATCAAAGTGACTGATACTATGTACCCACCCGTTGCTATGTACGCATATGAAATATTCTTGTTCAAATGAATCTACATTATTATCAGTATAATGCATATTCAGAAACTGATTCATGTTATAAACTTTTACTATCAATATAATCCTCTGTCCATACTTTCCCGTATAAATGTATACGATTACTTGTGCCCTTGTTCTCTACGCTATGGGGTAATGTAGTATTAACTAGATATGCATATCCAGGCTCCATGTGATATTCAACACCATCAATAATCCAATTACTGTCTGTGTTAGTATATATAGGAATATGCACACGTATCTTATCTGTAGCATCCTGGTGAGTGATTAATTTAGTGCCCGGAGTATGTATAGTTACTAACCATTTTTTACTACGCATGTTCATATTACGAACCAACTCTAATGCATAACCATTAAAGCACATTCTAGGATTTAATTCATCATTGTCATCATCTTTATACTCTGGTTTAGCTTGTCCTTGCTCAAACGGCTTTGGGCCAGGCTCGTCACTATTCCAACATAATGTATAATAATATGCATCGTCGGGTAATATATGCCCTGTAGTCCCCGTTAAGTCTACAATTGGCTCAGCCCACACATGATGATTCTCTCCAATAATAAACTTCCAATCACCGTAGTCACGTTCTAAATCGCTATACCAACTACGTATTCTATCAACATCTACTGTGAATAACTTCTTAACAACAAAGCCCAAATCTATAGGTTCATGCTGTTCAATATATCGTTTCATTTTATGCATATAAATTCCATTATATCATCTGGGTCTAAATCAAATATAATGTTAGCACGTACTGGGCCATGATTGCTAGTAGAATGCGGTAATTTAGTATTGATTATATAGATATTCCCGGGCAATAATTTATATTGTCTTTCTTTATTCTCTCCCCAATAAAAATAACTATCGTCAGTAGTAATAGGTATATGCATACGTACAACATATCCATCAGTATGTACGGGTAATTCGCAACCATTTAAATGCTGTGCGATTCTAACATTACGGAAATACTTATATCCAAAGTCTTCCAATATGTTCTTAAACTCCCCAAATATATACTGATTTAAATAGACCCAATTAACGTAATCAATGTCTTTGTTTATCTCGTTGTTATCATCTACATATTGTTTTAATTCAGGAAACAATTCAATGTTACATGCCCAGGGCGGGGGCAACGGTCCTGTTCTCTGTACAGGCCATGTTATCTGATAACTGTTTAGATATCTTAATGGCCCTGCATTTGTATCATACTCATAGTCACGTTCTTTCCCTGTATAATACTTGTCATAGCCCTTTAATAGTTCTCTATTAACATGCAAATTGCATTTATTCTCTATTAATGTAGATTCTATTGTATTGTACCAGTCTAAGAGTTTTTCTTTATCAACCTTCTTGTTTAATACTATCAGGTCCCATTCGTCACCCATTATCTTTTCTAATGGTATGTTATCGTAATTCTCAATAATTCTCATTCTTTAATCCAAGCACATATTGTACATGTTCAGGTATAATTCTAGTGATTATATGACTACGCTTTGTGTCACTCTCGTTTGTAGTTCCGTGCCAATCATTTGTATTCAATAGATAAATCTTACCCAACTGCATATGATAACTACGTTCTTTGTTCTCCCCAAAATGAAACAATGCATTACTATTTGTTTCTACCGGGATATGTAGTTTCAATACCTTGCTGTCAATATGCTGACGAATATACATGCCAGGATAATGCGTAGTAATAATAGCTTGACGGAAGCTATCCTCACCCAATATATCTACCATTTCTTGTAGATATCCTGCACGAAATTTAGTCATTATTTTAGCATCGTCAATAAATGTATCATACTTGACTTCGGGGAAGATATCACTGTTTGCTTGAGCGGGCGGGGGAAGAGGTTCATATCTTTCTTCTGGCCATGCTAATGTAATACCATCAATAGGTCCACAATAATATCCGCAATAGCCTTCTTCAACCATTCGTTTACTGATAGATAATTCTAGTTTTTCTGGGAACTTATCAAACATAAAACGCATATACTCAAAGTCTGTGCTTAGTTGTTTATACCAGTCTGTGAGTTTATCAATGTCTAGTGTATAGTTTAATTCAACTAAATCCCAGTCATCAGTCTCATATAAGAACTCGTTACTAATTACATCGTAGTTTTTGATTATTCTATTCATTTAAATTCCCATGTTAATGTATTTATTTTCTGTACTGTAACGAGGATGTGTCAATTTAAATCCGTCAAATACACGACTACGCAAGTCACGTGCCATATAATCTTGTCCATATAATATTAAATCATCTGGTATATATTTCTCAAAGTTTAGATATTTTTCTTCTAATAACTCTGGCTCAACGTTCCAGTGTAATGCTAGACTAGCCCAGATATTTGTAGTCCATAATACACGATTGCCTGCATGTTTATTAACTATGTCAAACAGTTTTTCAGGCTCATTAACAATGTCAATAACATGATAATGATGTTCTAGTTTTCTATATCTATCCCATAGTTCTTTAAACTGTTCAACACTATGAAACTCTTTAGATATTTCTAGGTCCCAAAACTCTTTATAATTTCCACGATATGTGCTACTGAAATTATACTTTAAATCATGCTCAATTAACCATTTATCAAACTCAAGTCCGTCCCATGTTTCTAGTAAATGCTTTTTAAAATTCAAACTGCTGTTGCACCAATCAAAATAATGCACAACTGTATTCTCGTGGAACTGATTATTACGTAATAATGCTAATGGTTTAAACCCTGCGGCTGCACAGAATAAACTGTCAATTGGTCCCGGGCTACGTACACCCTCAGCACTTAATCTCTCTGTATTAAATGCATAAACACGATCCTTTTCAATAAACTCCTGATATGCTTGCTTACGCATCCATGCTCTAGTTGAGTAGTTACTTAAGCTATCTACCAATTGTTCATTCTGTAGATTATTCCAAACACGCTCTATCTTATCTGTTTCCTCGTAGGGATATAAAAAGCATTTGCACTCACGCATATCTAAACTTAGATTATGTATTGGAATATCATTAGATAGTGCAATATCAACCCAATTACTTCCATCTTCTGTGCTACTATATTCAGTCTTATTATGTACACTATTGCGTATAATATACTCAGGCGCATAGTCGCTGGATATCTTATTATCACTTACAATAAAATCTTCTCCACTAAACTTGCGGTCCCAATAATGTCCGTTCTCTAAATATTCAGGCTTTCCTAATTGTTCCCAGACACGTAAATTAACAATTAATAACTGACGATGTATCCCAGGATATCTACCCTTGCGATTCATTATATGTCCAATTACAAAATGATTTGGATTATTTCTAAAATATATTGTGCTTTCAGTAACTATATGCGCTAGTCTTAAACTCATCATTCCCTGACATTGAATAATGCATATCTCATCGCCACTATTTAAACTCTCATTTAGTAATTCTTTTACGCTTTCATTAAATCCACGATAGCTTCCATGCCCCATTTTAAGACATTGATTGACCATCCAAAAGGTCATGTCAAACGTGCGTTTTCTAACAAAATCACTATCAATATCACGGCTTATATCTAATATGCCATGACCCACTTTAGTGTCTAGTTTGTTATCGCTTAGATAACGGTCGTAAGTTATACTGTTCCAATCACGCATTGTTCATCCTATTTGTATAGTAACTATGACGCAATACATAAAAGAAATCACGTAATCTATTTCCAATTTCATAATGAATAATCATATGAAGTCTTGGCTTGTCGCTGTTATTAATATATGCATGTTCGTTAGATATATCTAATAACATTGCACTACCACTATCACTAAAAGGAACTATGCCCTGATTCTTCATAATCATTTCACATCCTTCCGGGTGATTTAAACTGATATTACAGACGCTTAATCTTTTCTGGTCGTCTGGCCTATCCTGATGCGGTAATATATAACCACCGGGCTCCAATAACATAAAACGTACACGATTAAGATACTCAGCAGGCCATACCTCTGTTAAAAACTTCTTAACTGTAGGACATTCATCTGCTACCCATGTATAATCTAATTTCTTTAATGTTTCAATACGATTAGATCCATAACTGTCTAAACTTTGTGTATCCTCATTTAATCCATGTATTGTAAGACTGCGCCAGCCCATACCATAATCGTCACGGTGTACATAAAATTTATCTATTAATTTCTCTGCTTCATCGTGCATTTGTTTCCAGGGCATATTATCAAATATGCTTAGCCTAAACCATGGCCATTGACTTTCTGTTACTACCCATTTAGGGTCAAAGAAGTCTGGGTATTTGGCTTTAAATTGATTTTCTCTGTGTGTTGAGAAATAGTCTGTTAATTCTTGAGGGAAGTGCATAATGATATTTAATGGATTAAAGTCTAGTCTATAAATATCTGATGAATTGTAAATACCTGGACCATCATGTTTGCATTAGAACCAATGGGGAATATAGATTCTGTTGTAAAAGCATGGAGCCGTCTACTGATATTAATATTAAAACTCATACTATAGAACAGTGGACTAAAAGTACTAAACTATTAAATGCTAAACAGTTATTAAGTAGGGGTATATTTCCCGATGCATGTAGTAGTTGCAGAATAGATGAGAGTTTAGGTAAAGTTAGTATGCGACAAAGACCTGAACATTATGGACCGGGCATAAGTCATTTAGATATACGATTCAGCAACCAATGTAATCTACGGTGTAATATGTGCAATCCTAGTAGCAGTAGTAGCATAATGCAGGAACATAAGAGTTTGGGAAAGACTAGCCCCTGGATAGAAATAGACTCAACTGATTATAATTGGTATAGCGAAGAGGCTGTGAAACAAATCACAAGTATATCTACATTGCGTGAGATATATCTAACCGGTGGCGAACCTTTTATGGTCAAGAACCTAGATAAGTTTATCAATAAATTAGACAGAAATATTAAATTAAGATTTAATACAAACGGCACATTATATAATAAGAAACTTTTAGACATATTAAAAGAGTTTAATTATGTAAACATGTGCTATAGCATAGACGGGGTTGGATCCGTCAATGATTATATACGTTATGGTAGCAAGTTTTCAGAGATAATCAATAACCTAGAGATAGCTATTGATTGTGGGTTTGACGTTAGCGTCAGCCCAACTGTACAGATATTAAACGTATTACGTATGGATGAGTACAACGACTATTTTGCTAGATATAACATTAAGATTTATGAAAACATCTTGTCTCACCCTTCATATCTATCCTTGAATAACAGTAACGAAAAGCATAGACAAGATATTAAAAACTACAGTATGGGAGAGTATGTTAATGAAACCACAATGTTTATTAATAGTGTGAAAACCCTAGACAAAAATCGTGCTATCAATATATTAGATTATCTTCCGGAGTTAGGACAATATTATGATTTTAGTTAAAGAGAATACAATTAAACAGCGTAAAGTATATTATACTGGACATAGCTATATTAAAGTCTGGGACAACAAATCTACTGAGTGGGTCAAAGAACATGCACGAATATTAGACATTGTTGTTCCGAACTATGTTATATCGTCGGGCTACAATTATATTGAATATAAAGTTGTTGAGGGTAAGACTGCAAATACCTTTGAACATACAGATAAATTCATAGATAACATATATAAATTCTGTATTGGACAAATAGAAGATACATTGCCCTTTGTGCATGGGGACTGGGTGCTTAGTAATATCGTAATTAATGATAATAATATAACTATGATAGACTGGGACAACGTAGGGATATATCCTAAGGTAGAAGCATATGATAAACTCTATAGTGATTTATATAGCCAATTTGGAGAAAGATTCAAAAAGTATGACACCACAAGCATTTAGTTACGGGACATTAGCTAATAATGGTATGATATATATGCCGCCCTATGGATTGGACGAATCATTAGATTATATGCTGAAACTAGATCCTAATACATATACTGTATCACGCATTAAGTTAAATGTCAGTAACAGTTACGAGAAATGGACTACAGGTACAGTAGTTGACAATAAGATATACTTTCTACCATTTAATGAGGATAGTATATTAATCGTTAATACTGATGATGATTCCGTAGAATATGTTAGGTTAAACTTCTATGGTAAAGGTAAATATTATAGCTGTCATCTATATAACAATAAGATTATCAGTCTTCCTTACGGTGTAGACACGGAATATAATTATGCAGTGATATTTGATATATCTACACACGATGTTATATACAAGAATCTTAGTGTGAACCTAGCTATAAACGACACTAAGAAATGGCACACAACACAACTAATAGGTAATACCATATATGGATTACCCCGCGGAGAACGATGGAATAAACCCTACTTCCCATATAGAATAGAATTCAATTGTGATAGTTATGATTATACATTAACTGACATGAGTAGTCTATGGGCTGATATAGACCTTGAAGGGTTTAGTAATAAGAAATATACCACCGTGGCTAAGTATAAAAACAAACTATTCGCCCCGCCCTATAGTGAAAATAAAAACTTTGATTTGTTATCTATATTTGACAATGGTACTTGGTCTTATGTTAATACAGGATTAAAGACTACAAGCAGGAAATATTATAGTCATGTTGTTGCTAGTAACGGAAAGATATATTTCCCCCCAGCCGGTCATGAAGAAAATTGGAGTGAAATGCTAGTAATTAACGGTGAGACTAACGATTGGCACACGATAGATTTGGGGATAGGTAAAGAAAGCAAAAAGTATTTTGCGGGTGTAGAAAATACTATGGGCAAGATATATTATATCCCACGGGGCGGGTGCGTATGTGAGCCAGAAACAGAATGGAAAAAGTACGGGGATTTAGCAGAAGTATTAGTAGTTGACACAAATACCGAATTGTGTTATACTGTTGACATAAGTGAATACTTTTTGGACAATACCACTATTGAAAAATATAATCAATGCTTAATTGTAGACAATAAGATATTTGCATTTCCCTATGGAGAAAGTAGTAGCTTTCAAACATTATTAGTATTTGACACAAGCACAGAAACAGTTATCAAAACGATTGATTTAAATGACATATAAAGCATTTCAAGATTGGTACCGTGAAGGTAATATCAAGCATTTACTGTTGTATAATCACCATGGGTGTTTGATTAGCCCGCCTTTTGCAACTGAACGTTGTCCTGAATATAACAAGATTATGAAGTATGACGGCTCTGTTAGTTATATTGATACAGAATTGCCTCCCGCAGTCAGCAAAACAAATAGCGTTGTATCACTAGCTAATTCTAGCTGGCTCATTCCCTACGGCATATATGAAAATAATTATAATACAGTATTGCAATTAACTAAAGACTTTGTTCCTATTATAAACTTTATTGAAGCAGAGGGCAAGGGTCAGTTCTATAGTGGTGCTAGTAATGGAACCGAAGCATTTAGCTTCCCTCTAGGATATGAAGGCACACAATATGCAATGTATATTAAAGACGATGTACCAAAATTAATACCATTTAATCATACAGTCGCAAAAGCACATATGGGCACAGTATACTGTAATGGCAAGTTCTATAGTATGCCTCGAGGGGATGAGCCAGGATATACTGACTTGGTTAGTTTTGATGGTAATGAATTCAAGTCATATAATATCCCGGTTAATAGAGATATCACCCGTAAATATACTGATTTAATTGTCAAAGGCAATTCTCTTTATAGTTTACCATATGGCGAACAACCGGGCTTAAATGAAGTTGTTGAGTTTAATACTGATACTAACACGATATCGTTATACAAACTTGATATCCCGGACTTTGCTAAAAAATATAACAGCATGGTATATAACTGTAATCATATCATTGGGTTGCCCTATGGAGATGAACATTGTGAGGATAGTAACTGGGGAGTCGTATTCAATGTTATTACTAAAGAAAGTAAGGCATTTGATATTGGTATTACCCACGGCGGCAAATATAGATATCGTAGCGGGATAAGTTATTATAACTTATCTGTATTCTTTCCCGGTGGCACTCCTAGTTGTCCTATCATTGCAGTTAATACTAACGGACAAATCGTATATAAGAAACATTATCCTAATTTAATGTTTGGTAGACCGATTATCTATAATAAAATGATACATGTCATTGCATACGATATACATACTGAAAAGCATTATATGTATATGTTTAACGAATCATGGACTGTGAAAGTAATTGAAATATGAAATGTCTAGCTCCATGGAAAGCAATTGCAGTTAGATTTAATGGGGATGTAACTCCTGATTGCGTATATACAGGGCGCAATGGAAATCTAAATGAAGACCATTTACCTAGTATTATGCAACATCCGGGGTTATTATCAACTCAACTTAGTATTAAAAAGGGTGTACTACCTCCCGACTGTAATCAATGTAGTAGTAAAGAGAATATCAATGGACACAGCAGACGTATTTTCTTTGACCAAGTACTACACGATACCCCTAGAACATATGCTAATGATATACGATTCTTAGAAGTTAATATCAGTAATATATGTAATTTAAAGTGTGTGATGTGTTCGGGAGTTAATAGTACAGCATGGGTAAAGGAAGATATTAAGTTATCTGAACTAGGCTTTGACCGCCCAATTAATCATCCCGACTTTGGATATAGAATAGTAAAGCCAAACATAATAGATAAACTATTTGAATATCCTAGCTATTTTAAGAATCTACAGTATGTTAACATTAAAGGGGGCGAACCATATATGGAGCCCGACAATATTAAACTGTTACAGAAACTAATTGATTTAAATCTAAACAAGCAGATAACATTAGATATCAGCACGAATGGTACTGTGCCCAATAAAGAGTTTGAGGAACTTGCGTTACAGTTTAAAACTAAATGGCATATAAGCATTGAAGCAGTAGGGAAACTCTATGATTATATCCGTGGTGGAAAACAATATAGTTTTGAACAGTTTATAGATAACGTATATCACTTTAGAAAGTTTGACCGTGTGATATTTGCGGGCACTGTAATGACTTATAATGTCTGCCACACTAAAAATGTCTATGATTGGTTTGATAAAATAAAATTAGACAATTATGAAATATACTTTAATAATGTAGTAACTACCCCAGAATATCTAAATCCTACGTTGTTATCTAGTGAGATATTGCACGGTACTGAATATAAACATGATACTAATATGATATGTCATGTAGATACCTTTGTTAATTATACACGTGCATTAGATGAACTTAGGGGTACAGATATACTAACTGTCTGCCCTGAATTAAGTCCTTACTTTTCTTAAGTAAATATCACTTAGACAATTACAAGTATCCATCTCACAACGTATGGGTATAATAGGTAACCCATAGCGTTCTATGTTACCTAATGGTCCACCGTTCTTACAATCACTACGATACATATTGCCCCACATATCAATATTAATCATATCTAATCCGCCATAACAGTTCCAATGCTTATGTCTGTTAAGTCCTTTTAATATTAATTGGTTTGCGTCAATCTTTATATTGTCTAATAATATGTTCCCACGATGTAATTTACTATCATCTAATTTGCGGAAGTAGGGCCAGTTCTTTATTGTTTCTAATTGCGATTCAGTATAGTCACTAGGTTCATTAGTGATATTATCTGGGTCTGATTTATCTAATATTACTTTAGGCCAGATAGCTAATCTTTCTGTATTGTTATAGATATATGTTGCGATATTATATAACTCATCAAAATTATCTTTAACCATCATTAGATTTAATGCTATTGGGCATGATACATTATTAGCAATATCAATAATATGTTCAACGTCTGCAAATTCTGGGTGATAACTTATAATCATCCCGTCAGTATATTCACTAATAGATTTATAATATTCAGTTGACTGACTACCATTCGTCATAAAGCTAAATGTATGCCCAGACTCTTTTACTAGTTTAGCCATGTCAATAAAATGTTTCCAATATGTGGGTTCGCCACCTGATATACGATAGCATATATCTTTGTCTACTTTGAATTCACGTATAAATCGTTCTACAGTATCCCATCGGGGCTGACCTGTACTACCGTTATGTAAATGGTCAGGGCAATAACTGCAACGATAATTGCATTTGTTACTTAATGTCCAACTGACTAGGAACCAGTTTTCTTTATTGGTATCTTCGTAACTAATCATTCTGACATACTATGTTTTAATATCAAATCATGGGTGTGTCTATTAATTTTTATAGTCACTATTAATATATAAACACCGTCGCTATAACTAAACACACTATGATCCAATTGAAAGTTTGCAAAATACATATATCCGTTATCAGGATTTATAAGTTTCCCGTCTAATATAAATGAATAGTTCTCTGGCTTGCTCTTACCAAATACGCTGAACAATCTAACGTACTCGGGATCTGGTCCAGGGAAGTCTCTATGCGGCGGGAAATACCCTCCTTGGTCTATTCTTAATATATGCACTCTGCCGAGATATGGCTTGAATATATCTACAATATTTTGTATCTCATTTAACTGTTCATACGCTACTGTAGGTATATTGAAGTCCTCTTCTTTATACTCTTGTCCATGATATCGTTGCATATATCCAAAACTGTTTAAGTGTTGATTGCTAGTAATGTCACCGTCAAAACTAGTTAAAGGTAATCCCCAGCGGTTATTCACTTTATCTTTCTTTGTGTTATATGGACACCAGTTATCTTTATATTGTTCTAGCTTGTTTACAACATCGTACCCATTAAAGTTTAATTTAAGTTTTGTTAACTGTCCTAGGTTACATAGACTGTTCCATAATAGTGCTTGTTCAGTGTTCATAATATTAAATCTATAAATGTTTTTCTATAATCTGTATTGCGAGTTTTATCTGTTATCTCTAGGTATTCAATCAATGCAGGTAATTTACCTGACCAGTCTTCATCCTTCATATATTTTACTAACCCTAACCATCGTTGCTTTCCGTATGGGTCATATTCAAACTCTTTACTATCATATTTTTCAATTAGATTGTATATATGTTTTGTTGCTTTTACCTTAAGATTATATGGTAAGACACGCACATTCATATAGCTAGGCAGATATACTAAATGTAATCCAATAAGTCCTGCACCATAATCTTTTCTATTAACCTTCTTAAAATTCTGACTCATCTTCCAGTCTACTAATTCATCTAAGTATAGTATATTCAATGCTTGCACAGCACATGCAACATTCACTATAATATTGTCTCCGGTGTTATCAAGTATATGTAAGTTCTTTTCTATCTCTTCCCATTTGCTAGGATAACGTATATAATCGTTTTTATCTTTGTATGCATCAATGCTAAAGTTAAACTTAACTAATTTAAAGTGACTCCACAACTCTAACAACTTCTCATTAATCTCTGTGCCGTTACTGTTATATCGCAATATGCAATTTTTTGCGTGACCTTCAGACACCATAAACTCTAGTATGTTATAGTGTTCTGGTATCAATAATGGTTCACCGCCGGCAAAGTATAGTTCTTTGATATACTGTGCTTGAGTACGCATTGATTCTAAGAACGAACCCTTTTGGTACCATGTGTAATCCATAGTTCTATCCCAGCCCTGATCCTCACGTAGTATGATATTTTTATACTGTGGAGATTGTATCTTCCAATCTTTAATCCAACTACTGCTATCATGCGGGCTACACATAATGCATTTTAAATTACATAGATTGCCTAAACGTAAATCAAAATAAGGAATATCAATGGGCATACTACCATCTATACTCATCTTGTTGACCGCACTATCTAGGTCAATTCTTTCTTTCCAAACTTCAGTTTCCCAATAGCGTTTGCTTTTAATACCGTGACTTTCTTCTACAAAACACTTCTTACAACTATCAGGTACAACTCCGTCACGCATTTGTATTCTAGTATCACGCATGTATTCACTGTTCCATACTTCTTCTATAGTATGCTGACGTAGATTCATATTGATTCCATCACGCTTTACAAGTCCTATTTCTTTGCTGTCAACAATACCAGCACCCGATGCATTGCTGGTACAACATAATCGAACATCACCGTTAGGTCGTGTTGCCATATGTATAAAAGGTAATGGACAGAATGTTTTAGAATTGGCTATTGAATTTGTCATAACTTCCACATTGTTTGCTACATTCTAATAAAGGATTATCTATCCATGTATCACTGATACGGTCAAATAATTTTGATGCAAATATTTCTTCTAATGAATATTTGTGCAGAGAATAAAACTCTCCTATCTTATTCATATAGTCTATTCTGCTAGGGTTTATCATTGGTAACTCATCTATGCCCAGCCAGCAACAGGGCGTAACTACTCCGTTACTTGTAATATATAAACTACCATGCTTTACTTTGCAATTGATATCACTAGGTAGAATATTGATAACACGATTAGATATCTCTTTGCTTTTAACACTAGGATATAAAGTGTACTCAACTTTGCCCTGAACATCTAGTACATCTAGTTTGTTTTCTTTAAAACGTGATGTATGTTTGGGTACAAAATCAATGAACTTCATCGTATTAGATAACTCACGACATTCTTCTACTTGATGTTGATTGTGTTCAAATATAAGCATATCCCATATTGCTTCACCACCATTGTCAATGAATGTTTTTGCATTGTTAATTATGTTGTTCCAGACTGTATTTCTACGATAGAGTTTGTGAGTATCTTCTAATCCATCAATACCAAATCTCACAGTTACACGCAAATTTGCTAGTTCTTTCCAGAACTCAGATGTTCTCGCACTACCGTTAGTATTCATACTTAACCAGATATCTGGATTATGTTCTCTGCAATAACGAAATATGTCTATTGTATCTTTGGCTAATATAGGATCACCTAGATTGCCGCACATATAAACTTTAGCTAATCTTTTAATAAAGTCTACACTGAACCAAGATTTAAACTGTTCAAGTTTAATCTCACTCAAATTCATAAATGGATTGTCAACTCCGCCCTGTAAGTTTCTTGCACACATCGGACAGCTTGCTTGACACTTATTAGTAATCTCTAAGTGCAGTACCTCTATATCGTTTATACTATACATTTCTTCCCTATAATCATGTGTCTGGTATATAAAGGCAGTTTTAAGCTACCACTGTATAGTTTGTTTATATGTGATTGTTCTTCAAACTCTTGTAATGTCATACATGTTCTAATATGTTCGGGTATTTTATAATCGTTACTTTGCAATACGATTAAACAATTGTTTGGTACATTGTTAAGCCATAACTCATACTGTTCTTGCGTAATATGTTCGCAACTGGTATTAATAACAACATCTCCGTGAATAGGCACTGTACACATATCACCGGTGATTGCTCTAAATCTACCATCTTGTTCTTCTATCTTGTTCATCATGGTAGCAACATGTTCGCATAATGGGTCAATGTCTACACTACGAATATATCTTACAGGGATATTGCTTTGAAATATCATGCTAGCTAGTACACCTACCCAACCACCGTGAATATCAATAGACGAACTGTAGTGTACATGTTCATCTAAACAATCTATTAGCCACTCTTTGCTTTTAAGTTGTCCACTCCAAAATGCATCTAGTGTACGCATTGGGCTATTACTTTCCCTGATAGCACACATCCAAAAGTGCAAATGTTCTGTATCTATTTTCATGTTACTTCCTATCTCTGAATATTTTTTGCATAAGGGTTAGTTTCTTGTATGTTGGTAAACTATTATCAACATCTAGGTGTTCTAGTAAATGTTTTGCAAACATACTGTTACCCTCAATGCCTATATGGCATTTATCTAATGCTCTAGGGTATGCTCTTTCATACTCATCTAAATATAAAGGTATATGTTCAGTAATCAATCCTGAAAGATTTAAGCAGTCTGTGTATTCTTTCTTTAACAATAGATTATATACCTTAAGGTTCTTGGATTTTAGCAACATATTTATACTACTGATGTACAGTTTAGATTGAAGTATTGAATCATATTCTGAATGAAGTTCTTTGTAATATACCTGAGATTTTATGTCTGTGTGTTGAGGTAGTATATTATACACGTTGTGCTTATTATCAATTACTGATGTACGATTAGGGTATGTCCATTGAATGAATACCGTGTCATCATCTAAAAATTTATAATTAAGTATGTCATGTGCTATGCGCTTGTTACTCGAACCAGGCTTAGCAAGATTTACACATTCTAAGTTAACTGTCTTTGCAACAAGAGATACCCATGAATACTTACTAGGGTTAAGACCAAAACCATATTGTGTTGTAAAACAATCAGGTAATGCTTGTCCATATGTCATTGAACATCCAAACGATATTAACCTACTCATGCTTAACCTTTGGAATCTTGCTATCTGCACTACTCATACAAGTAGGTGTGATACATTCTTTTGGTTCAGTAAAAATAGTGAAGCCTTTATCTAATGTACCTAGTATTTCATCATGGCAACTATAACTACGCTTGACTTCATTCTCACGTATCACAATACCCTGATAGCCACTATTACACACCCAACCATTAAACTTATTGAATCCAAAACTATTCAATCGTTCTGCTTGGTCAATATACCATACCTTTTGTTCATTATCAATCAGTTTAACCTGCAATACTTCCTGGTCTACTGTATATTGCGGGAATCCTGTACGCATCAAGTTCATCATATCTTCAGTGTAACCGTCTACTATGTGACTGGCAGTTGGGTCAGTCTGTGGCTTTAATGTTACATTGATTCCTCGCTCACTGAATCGTTTACATCTAATATACAAGTCTACAAATTGTTCAGGTACCATCACTTGATTTATAGTTACTAATACACCACGTTCCATCAAGTATAATATCTTATCACCAAACTCTTTTTCATCTGCAAACTCGTGGTGAAAGCTAGCGGTAATACTACGTCGCCTGCTTAACACTGTTGACTTCAACCAACGTTCCCACCATTGAATGCCTGGGCTTAAGTTAGTAGTCATGTGTATACTATCAAACAATACCTTTTCTGCTAGTACTAAAAAGTGTTTGTATGCTGTAGGTTCACCTCCGCTAAAGCTCCAATGAAACTTTGTATAGCCATTGTTACTAGCTTGCATTCTAATGTTATCTATTGTGCTGGTATATATTTCTAATTCTTGATGGTCAGGTGTTTGACTGTTGGCATAGGGCCAACAATAACTACACTTGTAGTTACAGAATCTGCCCAGTATCCAACTAACGCTGAATAAATTTTTATCCAGCATAGTTTCTTGACCAAATTTAATTATATTATTAAAGGGTATTTCAGTGAAGTTTGTCATACTGTTCTCTTAGCCAGACAAAATCATTAATCTTTCTAAGTTCTTCCAGATTGCCTTTAAATTTTGTGCCATATTCTCTACCAGCTATAGCACCCTCAATTGCATATTTACCGTATGGTTTATCTATGCCAACTGTACACCATGTATCTAATCTTTCCTGTGTCTCTTGCGATTCCTGTCTGTCAATAACTTGACTGCTTAGTTTAGCACACTCTCTAAAAGCACTACGCCATGTAGAGAAAGGATCAGTATTAAATTTGGTAACGTTACTTAGTTTGAATACAGGCTCGTACAAATCAGATATGCTAGTAGTCATATCAGGCTTGTCTGTACGCATGTGTAGTGTTAGGAATCTGGGTAGCAACTTAACACCACCAAACCCATATATTAATTCATTGATTGGATTCTTACTACGCCAAACTCTTACTCTTGGTTGTTGAAAGAAATCTATATTATACTCAAACTCAAAGTCAGGCATAATAACAGCATCACCGTCAATGACCCAAAAGTAATCACTAGTGGTTAATTTTGCAGCCTCGATGTGTGCGTTATGAATACCCTTAACACCATCAACTCTTTTTGCTTTTGGCGCAAAAGTTTTTAATAACTCAAAATTTTCATCAGCATTTGGTTCATTGTAACTTATGAATACAACATCATATGGTGGATTATATTTGTATTTGATAAATGTTTCTAAACTACGCAATGTAGGCTTAACATTTTGTTTGTATTCTTTACTGTCATTCTCAGAAAAAACGTTTAGTATTCTAGTATCATTGGCTTTGTTTCTAATTAACGTACCCAATCTATTGCATTCTTCTAATGGATTCGTTTTGTACTTTTCATATTCTTCGCTAAACAACCAATTCAATTTTTCAAAATCACGTATGATTCCTATGTCATAGTCTGGGCTGACCATACTTAAATATACGCCCAATCTTGCTCCCATGATAGCCCATATACCATTCTCAACGTCTGCACCCAAATGCATCCATCTCCATAGTCTTTCATAGTTTTTCCAATTGATATCACTTAGTTTACCAACAAATTTGTTGTTCTCTAAGCATAGTTTTATGCCCTCACGAAACCCGCTTCTCCATGCTTGCAATGGACTAGAGTGTATGTTTATGTCGCTAATGCTACGATTCAGTTGTAAATAGGATTTAAAATCAAAGTCTACACTATTTGGATCAACGCTATTTTCATGTGTAGCCATATTCTCAATGAGTTTTATAGGCCAGACCTTGACTCCCCCGTTCCCATACAAGTTACCGTTTAAAACATTGTACCCACTGAAACTGATTACATGGTTGTTTATGTCGGTAGAATCTAGGATGTTTATTTCCACTTTTAGAAAATCATCCTTGACATAGTTATCACCATCCACTATAATAACATGTGTACTCAAATCTTTAACTAGACTTGCTACATTCTTATGTGCATTGTCACTACCCTTAATGTTGTCAACTCGTTTGGCATTAGGACACACTTCTAATAAACGTTTGAAGTTTTCTTCCTTATTAGGTTCGTGGTAGCTTAGGAATACTACAGGGTAGTTTGAGGTTTTGAATATCATATCAATATTTATTTTACATACAGGATCATATACAATAAATATTGGGTAAACAGAAGGTTGACGTATAATCACAATGGTGCTATACTTCATACATGAATTGAAAAACACGTTGGTAACGATGTGTTGTAAATGGGCAACAAGGGTATTGACGTATAAGTACAATGGTGCTATACTTCATACATGAATTGAAAAAGGCGCCTAAAAGCGACTTAAAAATAGAGAAATTGAAACCAGGACTAAATAAAAGACTATGATGAATAAAACTTGTATATCGCTGAACAAACATATGGGACTATGGTCTAGAGTAGCCTTAGCCTCATTTACACCAGCATATCCTACAAGTATTCGCGGCACAAATGACAATGAGCAAGAGGCCCGGGGAACGGAATAACAAGTTAGCATCATAACAAATTATTTTAACCCCTGGGAAACTAAAAAGTCTCAGGGGTTTTTGTTTATGTAGCAAAAAAACAACAAAGGAAATTGACAGAAATTGAAAAAGGATATAGAATCGGTTTCTTCTGACAAAACGAATTGGTTTAAGAATCACGTAATGTCAGAGGAACAAAAGAAAAAATTGATTGAGGACAAACTAAAACGTGTTCTTAATTATGTAGAGTTAGTACAGAAAGCAGATAAACTGCTTAAAATCTAACCAAGTGTTAAAATGTAGGAACGAGGTCTACACTACACACTATAAACAGTAGTAAACGGGCGGACAGGATACATGAAATTCA